CTATATAATTTTAATTATTATTCTATTTTTAAGGTAATTTTTTCCTTTTTATTTTTAGCTCCTGTAAGAAAAGATATAAACTTTTCACAAGTAACTCTACTATTAATCACCTTACCAACTACTTTGTTTTGACCTAAAATTACACATCCAGAAGAATCCTTGTCTGTATTACCACTATGAAATCTTATACCATCAAAACCTTTAACATTAAGTACTATAGGTAATTGCTTTTTAAATCTAGGACTATAAGTTATATCTACATTATAATTACCAGTAGGTATAGCAGTTTCATGTTTAACTTTAATCTTAAGTATTTCTTCTACTGACATAGTATCTTTAAGACCTCTATCTTTATCTTCTAATGTATCACAGAAATATTTATTGTCAACATAAAGTTTACCTATAGTATATGTAGATTTCTTAGCTATCCTTTTTATTAGTATCTCCATTTTCTGATAATTTATTAAGTTGTTTTTCTGTTAATCTAGACCTCTTATCACATATCTTAATTTGACAAGCTAAAGGATATAAAGAATCTACTGTAGCCTGCAATTTATGTATAGTAGTTCTATCATTTTCTCTTAATTCTATAATAAGATTTAATTGCTTTCTAGTATCTTCAACTATCTCTTTATATATGTCTAACTGTTTTTGTATATTATTTAATTCATTACCATCTACTTCTACATTATATTTCCTTCTAGCTAATATCCAAGTAACTATACTTGTAACAATAGCTATTCCCCCATTAATAAGTAAGTCTATCATTTCTTAAAATGCTTATATATAATAATTATGAACATTAATAAAGAGAATAAACCTATATACATTAATATTTTCTGTACTACATTTAATTGATTTTTTACTTTAATTTCTGTTACTTTCTGTAATCTAGTTATAGTATCAGCTTTATTAATAGTTATAGTATCTTTCAAGTACTTATATTTATATCTGTAAGCTACTTTAGTATTGTATACAGTATCTCCTTTCTGTATAATATAAACACTATCCTTTAAATAAATAGAATCATACTTAACCTTATCTATATATTTAATTTCAGTTTTTATCTGAGGTATAGGAACTTCTACTATTTTCTCCTTCACTTTACAGGAGCTTAATAGTAAAGTCATAAATAATAAAAATAAAATCTTTCTCATATTTTAAGTCTTTAATAATATGCAAAGATAATACAAAAAAATCTCTTATGCAAGAACATAAGAGATTTAATTATTAAAGCTTAAAATAATCTTTTACTTTATTTCCAGTATAATCTTCATCCATAAACCAGAATACCATAGCTGATTTAATTATCTTATCATCTATATCATTAAACCACTTATGAAATAGTGTAGAATAATCATGATATTGTGCATTAATTGCTACATAAACATCATCACAAGTATATTTAGTATCTATAGAACTTTTATACTTATTATATATGTCTTTAGCTGTAGCTAAATCATATTTTTCACCTTCATATTTTCTACCATCATTATAATGATACATAGATTTTACTTTATCAATAACTTTGGTCCTATAAGGAGAAACAGGTTCTTCAATATTAACCTCTCTCATTAAATCTTCTTTATCTGATGCTGAAATAAGACCTCTTCTATATAGTATATCAAGTAGTTTTTCCATAGTATTAATTATTAAACATTGATTTCAGTAAATCAATATCACTGGTAGTAAGTGTTATTTTCTGATTAAATAAAGACATAGTAACTTTACCATTACCTATATGGAATATACTATAGTCAAACTCATTACTATCCATTAAGCTAGTAGTCATTTCTTCTAATAAACCTATTACATCTATTTCATCATTATCATCTTTAATTAAATCTAAAAAACTATTTACTTTATTTATATTATTATCTATTATTCTTTTTATTATAGGTTTAAAGAAGCTTATTATAGGAGTATTAATTGTATCTAATTGATTATTAATATACTGTTTTAATACAGTTATAATCTTTTCTTTCTTCATATTATTTACTCTTTAAAAATTCATTATATGTTGCATTAGGATGAGTTTTACTATATTCTTTAAACTCATTAAATAAATCTAATTCTCTAGTATCCTCTTCAACTATCTTAGCTTTTAACTTACCTATTAACTCTAGTTGCTTGCTGAGTAATTCCTTATTATTAGTTTCTACTTTTGATTTTACAAGTTTAACTAATTCACTCCATACTAAACCTTGTAATTTAGTATTTACTTCTGCATAGTCTTTATTCTGTAACATCTTACTCTGCTGTATAGGAGTAAGAGTATTAATTTCAGAATCTATCTTATCCCATAAAGGAGTACCTTCACTTTGCTTTAACTGCATTAATCTTTGTTGGTACTCTTTAGATTTAGCTATCTGTGCATCTAAATCATCAAGATAAGGATTATTACCTAATATAAATTGATTTACTGGACTCATAATTAATTATTTTAAAGGTTAAAAGTAGGTAGTATAAACTACCTACTTATTTATATTTATCTGATGCAAGTACAACCACATAATGGGTTATAAGTACTAGCCTTAGTTGTAGTAGTACCTGTAGTAACATCTGCAATAGATACAGGATAGAATGTACTATTTACATAGTTTACAATCTTATTATCTGCACATTGTCTTCTTTCTCTTTCAAGAGCTACAAGATTCTCAGCATTAGCATTAACACCATTAATCTGCATAGATAATACCTTATCTCTCCACTTATCAGCTTCTGCATTAACTGCTAACTTGGTTTCAATATCAGAAATTCTCTTTTCTACTGCATCTTTAGAATCTCTATTGTACTTATATAAACCAAATGCAGCTTCATTTAACTTAGCTAAGATATTATCATCACTGTCTCTATAACCTTTGTAGAGTCTAAAATCAGCCTCTATCTGTCCCTTATAGGAGCTGAATTTCTCAGCTACATCAATTTCTCTAGCATTCTTAGCATTCTCCATAGTATTTAACTTCAATGCCCACATTTCATTGGTAAGATTTAAATCATCTTGCCATTCTTTAGTAATAGCATCATAGACTGTAGGTCCATCATTAGTACTAATACCACCATTGATATTAACATTCTCTGGCATAGATACTGTACTCTTAGTACCAAATAAATTACCTAAACCATTGCCATTAAGTAAAGATAAAGCAGTACCTGCTATACCAAAACCTAATGCAGTACCAGCTAAACTCTTAGAAGCATACTCTTTTTTGTTTTCATCATGTATTTCCATAGTATTAAATTTTAAAGGTTAAACATTTAAACTGCTGCAGATATACAAAGAAAAAGGATGCTAACAAAATCTTTTCAGATTTGTCAACATCCTTATTATTTTTAACTATTATTTTTAATATATTTATCTAATTCTTCTATAGACCATTTTCTAACATCACCTGCTTTCTTAGTACCTTCACTAATTAAACCTTTTCTTCTAAGCATATTAAATTTAGTTTCACTTACTCTTAAATGTCTACAAGCTTCTAATCTAGTAAGTTTATTAGGTATTTTAGGTTTATTATATCTAGATACTAATTCACCTATAGCACTAGCAATTTCAATAGTTTGAGATTCATCAATATTAGAATTACCTGAATCTATATCATTTACTATTTTCATCAATAAGTCTCTTAATTCCTTCAACATATGTAATTCTTAATTTAATACTTGTAACTATTAATAATATAAAACCTAAATATAACATACTTATTCTAAAGAATCCCAGTAAATATCCTAAACCTATAAATCTATGAATAGACATAAGCCATAATCCTATTAATACATATATAGTATAAAGTTTATGAAGTAAACAAAACTTGAAACAGTGAGTCCAAACTAGTACCATTATACTACATAAAGTAAGTATTGACATCTCACTTATACATAAGTTAAAACCCAATAAAGAAAATATAATATGTAGTAACATTAATACTACACATACTATAGGTACATATTTTAATAATAAAATACATAATTTACATTGGCTTTTACTTATATAATGTTTCATATTATTTTCTTTTTAAATAAAAATATAATACTAAAAATAAACTTATTCCTGCTATTATCATTTGTAGGCATAGATACTCTAAATCATTAATAGGTATTCCTATGTATAAATCTATTATATTTATAATCCAAGTAATTACTATATAATGTAGGAACATTCTATGATACTCACAGAATTTAAAAGTATAAGAAGTTATATAAATAAACAGTATAGGAATTAAAGATACTCCTCCTATATAACTTAGTATTACTAAGTCTATATTAAAGTAAGATAATATAGAATTTAATAGTGTAATAAAAGCTAATAGCATTGGAAGTATCTTTAATACTATTACTGTTATCTTATAAAGTAATTTATCCATTACTTCTTTTTCTTAAGTTTACCACCACAAGCATATCTTCTTGAGGTCTTAGTAACTCCTGCTTTAGGAGTTGCTGGTTTTGCTCTACCTGTTTTATTTCTCATAATAATTTATTTTATTTATACAATTTTATTTGTTTTGAACAAACTCTGCAACTATTAGCTTTCCATTTAATTTAATTAGGCGTACATAAATATTATATGATAGGGTTAAGCTATTACATTTATCTAATATTGGAGGGTTAGGTGATACTACCTTCATTTTATACATTATAGATGTATTCATATCATCAATACCAAATAGGGTTCCACCTAGAGAACCTGTGGAGACTATCTCCAAGGTACCTCCTTCTGATGCACCCTTAAACCAATTAAATACATTGATATTACCTGAGAGGTCATTACTAATAATCTGATGATTTGTAATAAACGGAATATCACGTCTACTATGAGAATTAGTTTGAAAGTTACTAGAAACAACACTTACAGTTCTATCCATAAATTTAAGTAAATGTTTTAATCCATTTAAATCTAAAAACTTCATATTAATTAATTTTTAAAATTATTATTAAGCAAATAATGCATCTATCTCTGCTGTAGTTATTGCGCTGTCCGCAGTTGCACGATCAGCTATGTAACTTAATTTATTCTTGTCTCTTATAGACATTAAGCCTGACATATTAGATGTAGCCTCTTCAAGTTCTATTGAACCACCTTTACCACCTAGAGAAGTAAACCTTATAACCTGCTTTTCTATCAGTCCCTGTGGTGTACTAGTGATAGTCTCTTTGTTTACTCTAATTGTACTAAAGTCAACTGTCTCCACCTTTTTAGCATAAGGTGACAAGTCATAGGTGGTGTTTGTATCAGTCCACGGAACATTAACATAAGCCTTCTCTCCATCCATCTGCACTGGATAATTTCTTCCGTTGGCTGCATAGCCTACTTTAATACCTCCTCTAGTAGCAGCAGTTGCAAGAGGGAGAGAATAATTGTTTGCCCTAGCCTCGATGCCATCCAACTTAACCTTGTCTGTATTACTCATTGCTCCAGTTGTGGAACTGCTAGCAGTAGGCATAGCTTCTGATGTATTGATGCCATTTCCCATGGTAATAGCTAGGAAGAGGTCAGAACCTCTTTGCTGCCAAACCAAATTACTTAGTGTCTCACTCTTCTTAGCATAATCTGCAAGGTCTACTGTAGCACGGAAGTCTCCAAGTTTCTCCCACTTTGAAGCATCATAAGCTGCACTGGTATCACCAGTATAAATATATTCCTCATATTGATTCTGTGTAACACCACTAGTATCTTTAATAAGATAAATATGCTTCTTAATATTAGTTGTAGGAAGAGCAGTTACTACTTCTGCAACTGTAGTATCAAGATTACCTAATTGGGCTAATGGAACATTGCCATTTGCATCAAGTCCTGCAACACCATTAGCTCTACCAATTTCTTTAACTGAACCATTTGCCATAAGAACTTGTGTAGAAGTACCACCACTCTTTTTAAATTGTGGAGCTGAAATATAACCTGAGTTAATGCTTACAGCCTCTATATCCTCATTATTATCATCATGATAACCCATACTAATATTACTATACTTTATTGTAACATATCTTTGAGTATGTGAATCGTGCTCTTGTACACTTAAACTATCTAAAAGAGTAACACTTCCATCTATAATACCACCCTTTAATGACAAATAATTATTGCCAATCCAAGTTTTTACTTTACCAAAAAAATGAGTTAAACCATTTAAATCTAAAAATTTCATATATATATATTAATTAAAAGTTATGCAAATAAATTATCTATTTCAATATTAGTAATAGGAATAAGTGTTTCCTTTAAATACTTTTCAAAGTCTAAATTAAACCATTTATCTTCCTCAGAAAACTCTTCTAGAGTTCCTCTAAATTGATAAAATTGCCAATTACCATTTACATCTTGAAAAGTAATAAATAAACCCTCTTTTCTTTGTAATTCAGGTACTAAATTAATAGCTTCTGATAAAGAAATATAATGTTCATCATACTTATTACTAATATTAATTATATCTTTATCTCCTAAAGATATTTGTTCAAGAAAATCTACAATTTTAATTTTCTTATTTTTACCATTTTGTACTATGGATATAATATCTTTAGGAGTAACAGGCTCTGCATTAGGTAACTCACTATCTTTTACACTAACTTTAAATAGAGCTTGTTGTATTTTTAGAATATCTTCTCTTGTAAAAAACATACTTATACTTTTCTAAATTGTTCATTAAAATCTGTTATCCTAAGACCACTGAAGTCAATATGGTCTATATCATATATACCTATATTTCTCCAAGCAGATATACACTTATTATATACTTTTATATTATTATGATATATCCATAGTAAAGACGTATCTATTGGTGCTTGTTCACTTTTAGAATATTCTAATTTATCTATCTTGGAAGAAATAAAAGCATTTAGTTTTTTATCTTCTGTATACATATTATACTTGTATTAAACCACTAGTTCTAAATTGTGCTAATAAATTATTTACTACTCCAGCTACTTGACCAATAGTAGCAGTATCTGCATTTAAGTCTGCTATATTAGTGATAGCTTTAACTCCACCTAAAATATTCTTAGTAGCAGTTGGTAATGTGTAATTTTGCAGATTAGCCAATTTATTCTTTTCTGCTGTAGTATAATCATTACTAGATAATTGTTTACCTTCAACTTTGTCTACTTTATTATTTAATTCAGTTGAAAAGTCTTTTAAGGTAAATTCCTCATCTTTACTTACTACTCCTTCAATAGATATTAAATATTTAACTGCATGACCCTCACTTGTTATAATAAGTGCTGTACCTCCTGTAGCAGGAAGCCAAGAAGCAGTACCATATCCATAATTAATATCTGTAAAGAAAGTATGGTCATTAGTTTGAATAGATTGAAGTTTCTTTAAATTATTAGCTTTAATTTCATCACTATCTCCTATTTCTAATTCTACTACACCTTGTTCTGAACCAAATATAGATAGGTCTTTTTTAACTTCTCCCATTTCTTTATCTAATGAATCTACTTTTTCTTCAAGTTCTTTCCTATCTTCATTAGATTCTCCTAAAGTAGTCCAAGTACCATTATTATAATATTTAGCAGTATTACCACATACCCAAATAACATTATTATCATTAGGCATATCAGACTGTACTACAAGTTGATTTATTATTTTCATTGTTTATTATTTACTTGTTTATGAATTTGTTGTCTTTTAATTGATAATTCCTTATCAAGTTTTTCCTTTAAGAAATTAAGATTAGTATCAAACTGTCTTCTATTTTCATCTAGTTTAGCTTGCTCCATAGAATTATCAGGTTCCTCTATAGGAGTTTCTTTAGAAGCTGCATTAATCTGAGCAACTAATATCTTAGTCTCATTATTCTCTTGATTCATCTTATATTCTTGCTCTCTTTGAAGTTGTTCACTCTCAGCTTTCTGTTGTAAAGTAGCTTGAGCTTGTTGTGCTTCCTGTTGTTGAGATTGTTGTAATTGCTGTAATTTGGCATTCTCATCTTTCTTAACCATATTAATTTTTTCAGCAAGGGAAGCTGTACCAAATAACTGCATAATAGTAGAGAATGATAATGTCTGATTTTGTAAAGCTGCTTGTGCTAATGTCTCTATCTGTTGATTCAACTTTTGAGAAGCTTCACTATTATCTACAACTAAACCATAGTCACATTCAGCAAATTCATCACCATCTATTTCTATCATCTTTAAAGCACCATCAGGTAATATATATTGGAATTTCTTCTTATTACCTTTCATAGCTATTTTAGCTGTTTCAATAAAAGCTTCAAGAACTCTTTTCTTTAAGTTTTCATGTGTAACAAATAACCATTCAGTAATATGTGCAGATTGCAATGTTGCTCTTTCAACTCCACCTACAGTTTCTCTATTACTAACTTGACCTTCTCTTTGAGGAGAAATACCTGCTACTTCTGACATTTCATTTTTAATAAAGGTAAGCAATTCTACATAAGATTGTATCTGATTAGCATCACTTGCAGATATAACTCCATTTGAAGCATTATTCATAGCTCCTGCAAGTTTTCCTGTAGCAGCACCTACATTACCTTCATTAAAAGAATCTTGAACATATAATCCTAAAGTCTTAGCAAAATACATCCATTTATCCATTCCCCAATTCTTAGGTTTCTTAGAGAAATCAAAACTAACTAAAGTACCCCAGTTTCTAGCAATTAATTTATTTAATCTATCATGAATAACATCATATAAATAGTTATATGGTTTCATCATATCAACTAAACTGAAAGGCTTATTATCATTAAGATTATATAAAGAACCTATAATACCAAAATGACATTTTGAAGGATTCATTAAACTATTATATTGTACAACACAAGGTCTCATATTAACATAGATATTCTCACCTATCTTAGTACCTTCCCATGCCTGATTAATATAATAAGTTTCTTCTTCTTCACCTAAGTTTTCATTAATTACATAATCTTCTGAATAGAAATTATATTGAGGTTCACCATCTTCATCATAAGATTTTACTTTCTTAATTTTTCTTTTAGATTTCCAATATACTCTAAGTACTTTAATATTACCTGCCATATCATAAGGCATAAGGCTTTCTGTATATCCATCTGTGATAGAACTAAAGAAACCTTCTTGGCTTACTTCTGCATTATTAACTTCAATATTTTCATCTAAGAAATTAGTAGGTATCATAGTATATCTAGGGTCAACATTACTCATTTCATCTGTTTTACCTTCATCAATACCTACTTTAAGATTCTCAATATAATCAATATCTTTCTTCTTTAATACATCATGGAATGTATCTATTATTCTTCCAGGACTCCAATAATCTTCAAGAATAATAATATCTGCATCTTCTATTCTATTACTATATCCTGATTTGAGTATTCTTACTTTTAAAGGATTTAGTCTTCTTACTACAGGTTCTCCTCCTTCAATACTACATTGATAGATTTCTTCACCTACAGTCATTGCATCTCTGAATCCCTCATTAAACATTACTTTCATATCATATTGCTTGACATAATGATTAAGGATTAAATTTCCTCTTTGTTCTCTTGCATCCTGCCAATTATATGTAAAGTAATCATTAATTCTATCTAATTCCTGACTAGCTTCTTCATCACTCATAGAATTATCAGTTATCCATTCCTGTAATCTCTGATTTAATTCTTTTTTCTTATTCTCTTCTATTTCAGAAATAGCAGTAGGATTAGTTACTATAACTCTATAATCAAATACTCTTTTTGATTCTTCTCCTTGAAGAACATTAAGTTTAGGAAGAAGAATACTATAATGTTGTATTTTATTAGGTATATAATCTGCTTTAATATCATCTGGATTTAATATTAACTGCAAATCATTCATATGTAATTTACCTAATAATAAATCATAGTTAATCTTCTTATGAAGAACACTCTTTCTGCATAGAGAATAATGAGTGAATGATTTAGAATCAAAAAAATCTAGGCATTGTTTTCTCCACTTTTTAGTCTTTCTAGAAAATGGTAAAGCCTGTCTTGGAAAACTACTTATTTCACTCATATTATTATTAATTTAATTTGCTTGCAAAGATATATAAAAAAATCCACTTATACCTATATATAAGTGGATTTCTTATTATTTTAATCTATTTTTACTAAATTTACTGTTTACCTATATGTCTAGCATCAAAATTCTTAGTAAAGAATTCATCATTACCTGCATAATCTTTACTTAGTCTTTCTGAACTAGATTCTGTTCTTCCTGTACCATATCTAATAATATATTGCTCTCTATAGAGCATTAATATACCTAAAGCTCTAATTCTATCCACATTTATATCTGGATTAAATTGAATTGCCTCTTCAATTAAGGCTCTAGTCTTTAATGTATATAATTTAGGTACTTCCTGTATTTCTATATGTCCATCTTCTTGTTTGACTTCTATAGGTACTTTCATTAATAACCAATCCTTAATAAGTCTATTTGCAAAGTTATTAATATTAGCACTAACATTAACACCTTTAGCATTAGAACCAAAAGAAGAATACTTAACTAATTGTTTATCTCTTAAATATTCTGGAGTATCAGCTAATCTAAATGTATTTCTAGTCTTTTCCATATAAGAATATAAACCCTTCTTATTACTTTCATATAAAGCTTTAGCATTATAGAAAATACACAGTTTAAGTACCATATCATGTGCTTCATCCGCAAAGTTTGTTCTACCAGTATATTCAGCAGCTAAGTTATCTACAAATGTATCTAAAACAAAAATACTATATAAAGAATGAGATTCTGCTTGGTCATTGTCATATGGGTCTACTCCTATAATATATCTATCATTAAATACTTTGCCTTCTCTATCTTTCTTAGGCATAGAATATATCTCTAAAGCACCTTTAGTATCATTATCTACTGGATAAGTTCTAATAGGAATATCATCTGTTGGTCTAAATTCTATTTCTCCTGTACCAGTAGTATATAGTTCTCCTACATATATATCATCATATAAACTAGGATTCTTATCAAGAGTATCAGCTCTTTCTTGTAAAGACGCTACAGGAAAAAATGCATCTTTTACTTTAATAATAGCCTCTGCTGGTGTAATAGGGTCCTCTGCTATAACTCTAAGTACTGATGTAGGGTCTGCACCATATTTAGCTTTATATCTAGCCATTAATACTTGTAATAGGGCTTTAATTACATCAGATATACCATCTTTGTTATAACATCCTGCTCTATTAATATATGCAGGAAAAAAGAAGCCAAAAGTATCTTTACCACTACCCTTTTTATCATATACATTAGGTACACTTTGTATATTATAAGAGTTAGGTGCATATAATAATTTCTTAGCAGATAAAAATGATGATTCTTTATTGTTTGCAGTATTATGAGTTATAATATTATTAGCTAAATATGTATGACTTAATCCTGCTGTTAAATTATATACTTCTCTAACTCCTATATTTTCAATATTAATGATTCTATGCATTAATACATCTGTTGGATAAGATTGTAATCTCTTACTAGGATTCTCCCTATATAAAGTCTGAATTTCTAATAATTTATCTCTTTTATGTGGTACTAATAAATTTAATACTTCTATAGCATTTAAACAGTTATATCTTCCTGATATAGTAAGAGTAAACCAAGGATTTTTATCTTTTCTATCTTTTTTTATAGTAGGATTTACTTTTGTAATAGCTCCTATAACTCCAAACTTTCTCCATAATATTTGTACTTGATTTAATATTTCTTTATTACTTTGTGTTAAATATATATAACCATCTTTTTTATTAATACAAACACTACCATCAGTATCATATAATCCAGATAAAAGTAATCTTACATTATCTTCATTTAAAGTTTGATAATTAATAGGTAATCTTTTAGCTAATTTAGTTTGTCCTAATATACCTATATCATTAAGTTTACCTCTTATACCATTTACTCTAAATTCTTCATATAAGTTTCCCTTCTTTGTTATATGAGTTCTAAATACTTTACATTCATACTTACTCTTTACATAATCCTGTAATTCTTTATCTTCAGAGCAATATTTTACACTTGAACCATAAGAACCATCCCCTATTAGCATTCCTACTAATCTAGCATCAAATAAAGTACTATTACCAAATATATTTACTTTTCTAGATTCTAGTACTCTATCTCCTATTTTTAATTTTTTTGCTTCTCTAAATATTTCTTCATAACCTATTAGCTTACTATGAGAATATTTACCTTTTTGAATTAAAATAGGATGGTCTATAGAACATTCTAAAGTATTTCCATTACTTAAAGTAATTCTTACACATTCTTTTGGTTGTTTATAAATAGTAGAAACAATAGGCTCTTTAGTTATTCCTCTTATTAATTGTTTATCTGCTAAATCTAAATTATCTGTAAATCCTACAATTCCATCTTCTTCTTCTAATTCCTCTATATTAATATTTCTACCATCTATAGTCCAAACTTTAGTTCCTGCACATACACATCCAACTAGATACATACATGCAAAAGTATAATCACCATCTTCTACTGATTTTCTAGTTACATCATATAGTTCCAATAAGCCATCAAAAGTACCCATCTCTTCATATAATATCCAACCTCTCTTACCTCTAAGTTTATCACTATCATCCTTAGCAGATACACCTAATACCTGATTCATAGAACCACCTATAGCACCATTAGGTTTCTTATACCCCATTTGCCAAGACATTTCATTAGGTGAATTCTTTAATAAAAGATTAGGAAAAGGAGTATTATCTATAACAAATGAAAGCTCTGGTATAAACTTATTTAAAGTACCATCCTTATCATCTTTAAGATACTCTTTTTGTGCAGCAGTAAGTACTGTAATACATCTTTTATGTGTAGCTTCTGATTCTCCTACAATAAGATTATGTGACATTATTGTAGCTAAAAAATAGCTCTTGGCACAACCTCTTTTTGCTAATTCTATTGCATGATGTCCTTGCTCTCTAGCATTATAAAGATATATACTTCTCCACCATATACCTTCAAAGAAGAAACCAAAAGATTCCTTTCTTATAGCTTTCTTTTGTCCTTCTTTATAGAAGTTTACCATCATTGGACAATAATTAAGAAACCAGTAAAGAAAACCAGTAACATACATACCATCAGATTGTCTTATAAGTCCTTCTCTACATCTTCTTAATTCTTCTCTCCAATACTTTCTATATTCACTATTAGGATTACTATTAGGTCTCAATTTGGTATAACAATCATTCTTTAAATAAAATAATGCTGCTTGTCTAAAATAATCTGCATCTTTATATATAGGAGGATTAGTTATATCTACAATAGCTCTACCTTCTTTATCTCTAGGTAAATCTTCTATCTTAGGTCTATTAGGATTAATAAGATTCTTAATAAAAGGAACTATATTAACAATCTCTGTAAACTGTTGAACTACTTCCTCTGGATATTGAGAAAGTAATTCTTCAGTTATAGGAGTTTGATATTCATTAGTTTCAATCAATATTGCCATATATTAATTTAGTAAAAGTTTCAGTTCTCATTAAATTAAATACATATAAAAGATATTCCTTACTTAAGTTTTCCCAATAAATATCTTCTGAACCACTAGGACATTTATCTATGTTCATTATTATAAATATCTCTTTATCCTGTATAGGAGTAACATAATAGAGCTTGATAATAAACTTCTTATAAATAGGAGGTTTCATAGTTTTGATATTTCTTTTAACTACAAAATGTCCTTTTATATCTAACTTTTCAAGTTTTCTTTTATCTTCTAAATACTTATTTAAAGCACTTGTTATATCTTCTATTTGCATAATATACCTTGTTTTAATAATGATATAATACATCTAGTTAACCATTCAACTAATGCTTCGTTCCCTGATTCTTCAAGATATTGTCCTGTATCCAATATAACATGTACAATCTCATGAACTAATGTTAAATATAACTCTGAATCAGGTTGCTTAGCTTTTATTACTTCTCTACTTATTCTTACCTCTCTTATATTACCTTTAGTAAGTCCATAATGAAGTAGATTATCATCTGCATCTAATGTATCTACTAGTTTAATAGTAAAAGTAGTGCCAAATATATCAAACTGCTTATTGTTAAAATCTTCTATATTCATATTATTCATCTTCAAACATTGATTTTTCTTGTGAACCTCTAATAGATTCATCTTGCATAATTTCTCTAGCTATAGTCTTTTCTGCTTCATCTAAATCCTTAACTAATGAAGGAACTTGTTTAATTGTAGCAGTAATAGTATTAAGAGTATATATAGGTTTACCTTTATCATCAACTTCTGTTAAATCTATATTTCTTAATAACTGTCTTAACTTATCTACTGCTGCTCTAGTATCTTCAAGCAATAATGCAGAAGTAGGCTTAAAAGAACTATAATAATCTATAGCATCCTGTAATATTTTATCTATCTTCCAATCATCAGGTAAACCTTCTCCTTCTACTATAGCTTTAAGTCTTTCATTCTCATCAGTTAAATATTGATAATCAGACCTAGGGTCTGAATAAAAATATATAAAAGCTAACTCTTGAATAAATCTTGATTTATCTTTTGAATGGTCTCTAGTATGTAACTTCTTAAATACTTTAAGAGCTAATATTTCAGGTTCAAAAGTAAGATTATATCCTTCATATTTTAATAACTTCATATCTCTATAAAAAATTAAAGTCCTAGCTTTTGACTAGGACTATTTAATTAGACAATAATACTTTTTTTTCCAGGAAGAATAAGAGTCTGTTTCTTAGGTTTTTCTACTTCAACATCATCCCACTCTTCAATAATATAATCAATATCATTTGACTGTAATAATAGTACTAGTTTATCTCCCATAGAGATAATAGGAAGAACATAATCTATAACAGAATTATCTTCAATAACACCATCTTTAACGGAACCTTTCTTATGCTTCATTCTAGCATATTTAATAGGATTAATATGTACTATCATACCTTCAGCAAATGGAGTATTAGGACCTGCTGCTATTACAGTTTGTTCCATCATTGGTTCTCCTTTACCATGAGTAATAATACCATTCTCATATAAATCCTCTTCATAAAGATTTAAAGAAGTTACTACATGGTCAAATGTAGGTTTAATTTTCTTTGCTTTAATTATCTTCATTTCTACTCTTCAATTCTTTGATTATATTAAATTGTTTCTTTTTATTCTTATACCTATCATAAGTAACATAGAACTTACCTATAGAAGGTATATTAATATTAGGTCTAAGCCTATTGAACTCTTCCTCTGTAAGATTTTCTTTAAGAGGAAGAGAAGACATATAGTCTCTTATAGTTATCCAATAAGCTTTATATACTTTATCTACGAATTCTTCACTTAAATTAAGTTCTTTTGCTACTTTTATAACTGAATCTTTATAATTCATCTTTTATCTTTTCTTCATCAAATACAAGTAATAAAGTAAACACCTTACCTTCTTCATATTCTGGAATAAATCTTGAGTAGATTTTATTATCCTTTATGAATTTTACTTTTCTCAATTTACCAAGTATTACTTGATAATATTGATTAGTAATGTGTAACTCTTTCATCATTTTATCTTTATTCTCTTTACTGAATAAGACATCATTTAGTATCTTTTCATCAGATATTTTCTTACTAAGTTCATATCTGTTTTTAAGCATACAAGCAGCTACTTCTAACTCTCTATCTGACAAAGTATGAAAAGGTCTTAAGAACTTTAACCATAGTGTGAAAAATCCCATTAAGTTCTTATAAGGAACTTTTAGTGCACTATTTGGTCTATCCATTTTATTCTGATTCTTTATCTTCTTTATTCTCCTGTACAGGAGTCATAAGTTCTATAATTTCTTTAGCACAAGTATCTCTAAATTCTGCACTAAAAGGATAAGTAGATTCTACCACCTTAAACAAGAATTCCAATCTCTTAATTGTATCTGCCATATAAAGCTCTTGACACTTCTGTTTAAGCTTCATATTCTCCTGTGCTAACTGATTAGCAACTTCATTTAACTGCTCATAAGTGAGTTTCTTTTTTTCTCTATTCTCTTCCATATTTATTTATCTTTAAATTCTTCTAAATAATGATAACCATATTTATTAAAAAACATTTTATCCCACTCTTCAATAGGAGCTTTTCCTATATTAGTAGAATTACAATCTTCACAATATTCTGAACCCTCTAATACTGCTACATATCCTATTTTTAAAGATAGACATTTCTTGCAATAATATACAGGTTCTTTATTGTATTCTTCTTTATGTTCATTATTAAACTTCTCCATATTAACCTATTCATAATAGAAACAATAGAACCTATTTATAGCATATACTATATCAACTATTTGGTCCTTAGTAATATCTTTCTTATTAATATTATCACGTAACTCTTTACTAGTTGTACCTGAACAACTATTTATTGTTTTCAACATTCCTGCCATATTATTTTCTCCTTCCTCCTTTAGCAGCAGCACTCATTGCATTTGCTCTTTTAGTTAAGTTAGCTGCTTCTTTTCTTGCAGCAGTTGTTGCTCTCTTTAATCTAGCTTTATCAGACATAATTTCCTGATACCTAGCCATTGTTCTAGCATCATCTTCTGCCTGCCATTGTAAATCACTTTTTATTGCCATACTCTTAATATTTTTATATTAGTACTCCTAACAAGATTTGAACTTGCATAGCCTAAAGGCTGAGGGATTTTAAGTCCCTTGTGTCTACCAATTCCACCATAGGAGCATTGTTTTATTTAACTGCTGCAAAGATAATACAAATATTTATATTATGCAAGGAAATTACATACTTTAACACTTAATTAACAGTCATTAAAAAAGGAGGTATTGACCTCCTTAACCATAGTGTATGAGCCATATTGCTCATAACACTTTAAACATCAATTAATTAAGCAGGACACATAGGAGAAATACCATGTTTATAGAATGGTTCCATAGCATCTGCATAAGCTTTAAAATAAGCTTTAATCATGCTTTTTACAAATGTAATCACTTTCATAATAATACAAATTTAAAGTTTATATTGAGCTTCTCATAGGACTCAAACCTATAACCTTCACCTTACAAGGGTGACAATCTATCATTGATATAGAGAAGCTTATTTCTTTTCATATTTTTCTGACCACGCTTTAGTAATACCTACAGATGTAAATATAGCCGCTACTGCTGTAATATATTGTGCCATACCACTTAAATCTGTATGTATTGTATGTTCATTAAATACTTCTACTAATAATACTATTATAGGTACTATAAGTAATAATATACCTACAATAGTTACAGATACTAGAAAGAAATTCTTAGAACTTACTCCTGTATTATTCTGTATAAGTTTTAATAAATAATTCATAGTCTCTCCTATGGGACTTGAACCCATGACCCCAAAATTAAAAGTTTCGTACTCTACCAACTGAGCTAAAGAGAGTAAATAGTAGGAGCAGAGGGACTTGAACCCCCGACAATTTGGATATAAGCCAAATGCTCTAACCGACTGAACTATACTCCTATTTATAGCTGGGATAGAGGATTACGATACCTCAACCTTTTGATTAACAGTCAAATGCTCTGCCTTTGAGCTATATCCCAATAATAGCACTCTACTTTATTAAGGGAAAGTAGAGTTGAAAACCTTAGTTTAATATATTAAATCTAAAAGTTAATAGTTGTGGGTGTTGGATTCAAACCAACGACCACTTGGTTATGAGCCAAGTAAGCTATCACTGCTACAACCCACGATGTAAGGGAGATAACTCTAGCCTCCCTTGTTACTAAGGATTCTACGACATCCACTAGGACTAAACTTACATAGATAAACTAAAACCTAGGAGTTACGTTGTATTCATATATGCATCTACAATACTTTTCATGTGGAGACAGAGAGACTCGAACTCTAAACATTTCCTTGCAAAGGAAATATGTTACCAATTACACCACTATCCCCAAATTAAGCAGCTAGTCTTCACAGATTTACTGCTTATAATCGCTGTATGTTTGCCACATTTTTTACTCACATAAAAATTTTTAAATATAACTACCTTGTCTTCACAGATTTAGTAGTTTTAGAATATTAAAAGTTACAATTCTCATTGGATTTCTCAAATCCTCTTGTGACTCTGATAGGATTCAAACCTATGACCCACAGCTTAGAAGGCTGTTGCTCTATTCAGTTGAGCTACAGAGCCATCATAGTTGGAATACCCAGATTCGAACTGAAAATTAGAGGACCAAAATCTCTCGTGTTACCCTTACACCATACTCCAATAGTAATGGGTAGGAGATTCGAACTCCTGATGTAGGGATGAAAACCCTATGACTTAACCACTTGTCTAACCCACCATATTCTCCCAATAAAACCTGCAAGGGAGAATATCGCCATTTATTTATGCAGGTTAATAATACTAAGGTCATCACTCTTAATATTATAATGTGTAATCAAAAGATTACTTTATATGCTTTTCACTAAGATTATTTGCCCATTTCTCAGTGTAAAAGTCATAGTAATTCTTCTTTCTTAATGAAGGAAATATCCTTCTTAAACCACAATAAGTAATACTAGGAATACCTATTACAATTAAGTATAAAGGACCTAATATCTTACTTTGAATTGTATGTCCTAATTCATGTTTAACAGTTTTCCTATATTCTGAATTAAGTCCTACAAATACATAACAACCTAAAGTAACTGCTCCTCTCATAACACAAGGAATTACTATAGCTTGTTTATATCTGGAATCTACACCTAAATCTTTACACATCATTACTAAATATCCTATATATAGTATAGCTAATAAGTGCTGAGGTAATTGCCATATAAACAATATCAGATTCCTTATATATTTCATAATTAACTTCATCATTTCAAACATCTATTATTTTACGGATGCAAAGGTAATATAAATATTTTAAACTACCAAATTTATTAAGATTATTTAACTTTTGAATTAAGTAATGTGGCTCCTGTACCCAGTGGAATAAGGCTATATCTTAAATCACTAATACTAAAATTATCTCTTTCAGATAGAGGGATTATATTGCCTAAATCATCATAAGTAACAGCAGAAGAATACTTTAAATCATTAGGATTTAAATTCTCTATAACAGTACCTGAAGACTTTATATTGCCATCCATTAAGAATGTTCCTTTAGGCATAGCTTTACCTCCCCAATCCTTTATATTATGTATAACTAATCTATCTATACCATATTGAGGATGACTTCTAACTGCTTTTTCTAATGTTCTAGTACTCCACATATTACCATTATAAGGTATTTCATTCCAAGGCTGATAATAACCTTCTATATCATAACTCTTAGAAGCATTAGAATATAATTTTTTAATTCTACCATAAGTAGGCTTAGAGGAATAGGATTTACTCATAGCTAAATTGTCTGTAGTATATATAGCAGAGTTAGAACCTTCAATAGTAGGATTAAATATATTGAAATTAGGGTTATATTCATCTCCTACTGTATGATATAATTGCATAGGTTTATCTCTAGACATTAAAGGATTACTAGCTTTAATTTCAAAATGTTTATCTCTTAATTGCTGTAAATCTTCATAGTCTCCAGTATTATATATCCTATTATATATTTTATCTAATTTCTTATCAGAAATATTAGCCATATTATCAATAGCTTTATTAAACAATTTTTTATTAATTCTGCTATTTATATTGTTTTTAAAAGTATTATATCCTTTATTTAAAGCTGTACCTAATAATATATCTCCACCTATATTACCTAATGTACTTATATAAGGGTGTTCTTTAGTATATTCTCTAGTAAAGAAACCAGTATTATCTTGATTCATAAAGCTATTCATAAATGTATTATAATCTCTAGCTTCTCTTATAGAACCTACAATATTACTAGGACTAAAGTTACTTATAGGGGCTGTAGCAGCATTAATAAATTCTAATGTAGTATTAGGGTCATAATATTGTCTAGTATTTCTAGGCATAGTACCTTTAATTATAGGTACATGTTCTTCATCTAAATAACTTTGAGTATAGTTATTACCTGCACTATCATATAGATTACCATCTTCTGTATGAAGTAATATATTACTTCTTCTATTATCTGCATCTATATAGCTTAAATTACCTCCTTCATCAAAATTCTTTTCAAAAGGAGATATATATAAATTATTACTACCTTTATTATTATATAAATGATAACCAGTTTTGCTTAAATCATATACATCACCAGCAGAATCTAAAATATTTTGACCTGCTCCTAAATAATCTGCTGTTTTATCTATATCCCAAAATCTATTTTTACCTATTCTTAATCTAGTAGGTAATTTATTTGTGGCTCCTAAAAGTCCTAAAGTATCAAAAGCTAAGGCACTGTAATCAGTTGCTCCTAAATCCTCATCTACTATAGATTGTCCAAATTGTAATCCATTTGTTAAAAGTCCTGCACTTAATACTGGTACTGTAGGATTATATAAACTATATAAATTAATACCTAAATCTATAGTATCTAGTGCTGGTTTATACATATTTATATTATTAATATACTGCTGTTTATAAGCTTCTGGTATATTTTTATTTATTGCTTGTATAGTATCATTAGAAGACATTTGAGATGGTATATTTCTTAAAGAATTAAATTCTTTTTCTAGAGTTTTTGCTCTCTTAGTATTCTTTTCTATTGTAATAGCTTTTGACTTTTCTTCATTTATTTTCTGTTGCTTTTGTATATTAGCTTCCCACTCTTTATATTTATTTATTGCTGTAGAATCATTTAATGCTACCTCTTGTGATTTATTATCTAAATCTTGTATTCTTTCTTTATATTCTTCATCAGTTTCCCAACTTCTTCTTTTATATGGATTTGTAGCAGGATGAGCAGGCATTGCGGTTCTGTTATTATCCATGTTACCTCCTTCAGCAAACATATTAATTTTACCTCCATAAGCTTTAATCCAAGGTAATGGGTATGTATATGTTTCACCATTATTATATACAGGTAAATATCCTTCTATAGCATCTTCTCTTAAAGCCATACCATAAGTAGGATGCGTAGCTTTCTTTAATATTTTATTTGTTCTTGGGTCTCTTGAAGGTAAATGATAAAAACCATCAGATTCTAATCTAGGTTTAGCACCTGATTTATATGCTTCATATAAGTTATAATCTGAAGTTTCTTCTCTTAAATTAGTAGGTAAATGTGCTCTCCATTTCTGATAACCTACATCTTTTAAATGATTTAAATCTCCTTGATAGGTTCTTGGTATTTTACCTCCATTGCCAAACATATTACTATTTAAATCTGAATCAAAATCTGATAGTAATAATTTAGCATAACTATAATCTGGCTGTACAGGAGCAACATTATTATTACCAATAGATAATAAATTATCCATAGATATTGTGGGTCCTATACCAGTAGAGAATAAGTCATCAATATCATTCTCTTTAGTTTTACCCATAATATCATTCATAGATAATTGAAGTCCTTTATATGCACCTAAATAGTTTTTACCTTGCCATTCTTCATTCTGTATTTGATAAGGATTACTACTACTTCTATTAGTATTAGTAGTAGCAGTATAACCATAATTATGTGGTGTTCCTCCTGTACCAGTGAATACAGTTTGATATTTACCACCAAATAAACTTCTTTCAATGTTTCTTCTAGTAGTAAGACCTCTTAATTCATTATCTTTTGAAGCCCACATAGATTTCTGTACATCTTCATTTGATGCTTTACCTTGAACATAATTAGATAAGGTAGGTAATACTCTTTTCTTAAGATTACCCATACCTACATTATATCCATAAGAATATAAGGCATCAAGTTGTTGTTGAGATAATTTAGACCTAATACTTGATGGTATTATTCTATTAAAGTCATTAGCTTCTGCTTGAAAAGACCTATTAGTTCTCATTGAACTACCTTCCCAATTAGTTATTCTTTTCTTAATACTTTCTGATGGTTTATAACCACCATTAGCATACATATTATATCTGTTTCTTATATCAGATAAGTTATATATACCATTATTAACTGATTCTTTAATATAATCAGCTTTATCTTTTAAGCTTAATTCATTCCAACTCATAGTTTATACTTTAAATTTTCTGCAAAGATATAAATAAAGTTTTATATATACAAGTATATAAATAAAAAAGAGTAGTAAACTTAATTACTACTCTTTATTTTATTTTAAGTCTAGGTTTATATTTCTTTTGTTGTTTTATATAAACAAACTCATAAACTTCCTGAAAGTCTTTCTTAGTTAATTTTCCTTTCTTTCTTTTCTATTTGCAAGCATTTTATTATATTGTTCTTTTAAAGCTTTCTGTTTTTCTTTAAAAGATTTTGTTTCTTTTATCTGTTGAAATTGTTCCCAATCATCAACAGTATAACTTCTACAACTTATTCCTGCTAATGCTCTTCTCCTTTTTATTCTATCCATAATTTAAAACTATTAATCCTTATTCCTTGAGAATAATAAATCAACTAATCTATAATATATAAAGAGACCCTGCCAGCATTATGGCTTGCTTCCATGCTATAGTTTTATATCCCGTTTATATAATATTATTTCTCACTCTTTTATCTCTAGGAATGCTTACCTGTAGCCTTTACTGATACCCTTTATTCTCTCAGTTTGCTGCATTCAAATATACACCTATAGCATTGGGTCTATCTATGTTTTATAGAGTTGATAAATCTCTTCAAGTATTTATATGTTCCTTGTAGATGCAAAGATACAAATAAAAAATTAAACTACCAAATTTATAATTAAATTTTTTATTTTTTTTTTGAAATTGACTATATTGTCATAAGCGTGGTATTTTATTTTTTTTTAATTTTAATTTTTTTAAATTTTTATTATAGTTACATAAGCGTGGTATAATCCACCAACCCTCACCCCCTAGACTATAGGGTTGGGATAGTCCCTCCCCATAACAATTAAAACTATACAATTATGATTAACTTTTCAAATTTCAAGAGTAATTCACAGAGTTCAAACAACAATTTCATTGAGACTGTTAGCCTCGAAGAAATGAAGTCAGCTTGCAATGGTGCATCAATCAATGTAGTTCTATCAAAGGAGAAGACACATGCATCAGGAGCCACAATGTGCTTCTTTGCTTGCGGAGAAATCCGTGGAATGGTAGCAGAGAAGTTAAGCAACAAGATGCTTAATAATGAGGCTTATGATACTCCAGTAGTATCAGAAGTTGTAATGCAGGATGGCAATCACATGCTTATAATGCATGAGCAGGGTGCTAACAGCAATGCAATAGTATCATTCTAAAGAGAAGGGAGCCTTGCTCCCTTTTTTTATTATCTCTAGTGTTAATATCAAATATCATTAGAGAGAATATCATGTGTGTTTTAAAGTTTTTAGGTCCTGTAAGGAAGAAATAATATTCTTTTGTTTTACAGTTTTATAGTCTTTTTCTTTCTTATAGGACTTAAATAAATACTTTAATAGAACTTTGTAATCTATTGATTATTAAGGTTTTAGGTTTAAAGGATTAAGGTGTGTGGGGGTTAAAACAAATCCCCTATAAAATCACTATAATCTACTCTCTAGTCTTTTTGTTAACAACAAATAAAATGATAACATTTTATACTTTCTCATTACAACTCTAGTTGTTTTATTTAGTATGAAATATCAGTAAAATACATAGTTAAAAATAATAAAAATAACAATTATGACTCCATTAAATATTAAATCTGGATGGTGGGTATCTACAGATGACAGATATGTCACTTGTTATGATACAAAAGAAGAGGCTCTTAAGCATATTAAATTTCAAAAAGAGCAAATGAATTCAAAAGCAAATTGGTACATAACATATATTAAAATAAACTTTGGAGAACATATAAGTTTTCCATCAAATAAGTAACAATTATGGCAATTATCAGAGAATTAAATAAAGTGGGGAATAATAAATTACATGATATTATTCTCTTAACTACTCTTGTAAATAACAACAAATAAAAGAAAAACTATGCAGAACAAAGAAATTCTTGAAGCTTTATTAGTAAATGCTAAGGAAGAGAATCCTAAGTATTCATTTGTAATTGACAATAACCAAATTGATAAGGTTATTGGAGATGCAAAGAATAACTTAGAGATTAACAACTACATTATTAAAAATGTGATTATAATCTTCAATACAGCACAGATAGTTATTATTAGAAGTAATACATATAATCCTACTTATGGTTGGGAGAGTAGTGACAGTGCTTTAATGTTTTCTTGCATAAAGAAAATATACAAAGGAGAAAAACTGGTATTCGATTGTACTAAAAAATAAAAGATAACAAAGTAGGTAGTACTCTAGTACTATCTACTTATTAATATTAATCATTATGAATAAAAAAGATTTTTATACATTTTATTTCTATACAGAATTAATAGGTACTATTATAGTATCTATAATTTTAGGTTATATGATATTTTAATATTTAAGAGATGAAAAAATTACTTTATATTATAATACCTATTGGTATTTTAGCAGTATTAAATATGCTAACTGATGAACAATATATTATAGTAGGTTGGATATTTATAGGTATTTGGATTATTAAAATATTAACAGAAAAATGAAAAAGACGTATTTAATAACATTCTATCGAATGTTTAGACCTAACTATTATTTAGCTAGGACTATCAATGCCTCTAAAACTATAGAGGAAGGTTTAAAAGATTGTAGAGCTTTTGCTTTGCATAAACACTTATTAAAAGGTAAGTGCATTTGGTTTAAAATAACATTAAAAAAGTAACATTATGAGTACAATTATCAATGAAAAAGTAGCTACTTGCTACTACAAGAGTGAAAGAACTATTGTTCGTAAAAATCATGTAACTAAAATTACAAAAGAAATTGAATTAGTCTTTTGTGAAAGTAAGGCAAAGAGCACTTACTATTCACATAAGAATAAAGCTAAAAAGAAATTATTTAGATATTAAAGTGCTAAGTTGTTATGTTATAAGTTTTTTCCTACATAGTTAATAGATACTATAGTATTTATTACTATGTAGGTTTTTAATTCCTTAGTTATGAAAAAGTGTGGTACATTAACCTTTTTTGCATTTATGCAATTTATTTATATAATTGCTATTGCAATGTGTTTCTATTTATTCTTATATAAAGGAACACAAATATTTATAGTATTATTCTTCTTGCTTCTTGCAGGTGGAATTAATAGCTATTGTCTTTTTAAAGAAATTAAAAGTAAAATTTAATTAAATATTGTTTGTAAGAATGATTGTTAGTCCTGTAAGGAGATAAATAACTCTAGTTAGGTTAATCAAAATATCAGTTACGATAGTAATTGGTGATTAGTAGCCTTTTATTTATTCTCTCTTATAGGACCTAACAATTTTAAGTTAATAATTTAAATATTACAAATTATGAAATTTACATTATTAGAAGGAAGTCACTCTATGGGTATTAATACAAATGCTTTTGATTTTTTAGAAAAGAAAGGATTTAATATTAAACATGGACATAATAGAAATTATTTTCAAGGAGAATCATTCTATGAGAATGTTACTATTACAATAAATAATTTAAAAGAAATGGAAAAATTACTATTACTTTCTAACAACATTCGTTTAGCTGTACATAAACAAGAAAAGAAAAATATATTAATTATTAGAGAGTATATTGATGAAGAGAGTATATAATTATTCTACATTTATATACATTAATAAATCATTTAAATAGTATAATTATGTATAATCAAATAGAAAATCCCAGAGGAAAGAAGCTTTATATGCTTACAATAGTATGTACTAATGATATACAACCAATTATTATAGTAGATACTTGGAAAGGATGTGTAAATAGATTTAATCAACATACTCTAGAAATAAATAATGATGTACTCTTTATGCAATTAGTTCATAAAGAAATCAAAGAAGATAATAAATTTGCTAAAGCATATATGAGATGTAATAGAAAAGGCTCAGGAAGTGATTACTTCAAGTATATAACCATTGAACCATTATATACAAATGCTTGGTAAGATGTGATACATTTGATTATTAATTATTTAAAACAGAAATAAAATGAAAACCGCAAAACATATTATTATAGATATAGAAACATTAGGTAGAAGAAATGATGCAGCTATAACTCAGGTTGGTATTATTCCAACTGATGAGAATTTTAATGCATTAGACCAATATCTAATACAAGTAGATTCTAATGTTTGGAATACTTGTAATAGAACATTTACAGGAGAAACATTACTTTGGTGGATGAAACAAACTAACACTCCTGTAAGTAACTTTCCTACACAGATTGTTAATAGTTATAAAGATTTAGTTGAAAAATTAAACTATATCTTTAAAAGATATAACACAGAAAATTCTATAGTATGGACAAAAGGTACTATGGATTTATTTTGTCTTAAGGATTTATGTGAATATTTCAATATAGATACCCCTTGGAAGTTCTGGCAACCAAGAGACATTAGAACTGCAAAAGAGATTATAAAAGATTGGAAAACTATAGAAAATAATAATTCTCATAATGCTCTTAATGATGCTCTTACAGAATTAGAAGAATTGAAAATTAACTTAAGTAAGAAATAATATGAAACAAGTTTTATTATTAGATAGTACAGGTAATATTATTAAACCTTTTAATGATTATAAATCTGCAAATCATTATAGGAATATGTATAATAGACCTGATTGGTCTATTAAAATTAAATAATTATGGAATCAATGATAAAAGAAGATAAGATAAAAAGACTGTTTTATGACCAATATTTAGAACTTTAAAATATGTGTTGGATAGGTAGAAAAAATACTAAACAGACAGCTAAAAGAGACTTTTATGTCTATAAAATAGGTGTAGTACTTGATAATACTTTTATTAGTTTATTTCAGAAGCATATCTATAGAATTAAAGGAAGTAATCCAATAATTCCTTTAAAGTCTAAAAAAAATGATTATGAAATAATTGAAATAGAAGCTGGTTACCATTCTTATAAAGAAGTAGCTATAGAATTTTATCCTCAAAATCCCTATTTTAGAGATATATATTTAGGAGATGCTATCAAGGGTTTTGTAGATGATTTAAGACTATACTCTCATCTATATTTAGGTACTTTTATAGTTCCTAAAGGTTCTGAATACTATATAAATAATAGAGGTGAAATTGTTTCTTCTAATATTATTTACACAGGTAAGTGGGTAAAGTTATAAAGATATAATAATTATTAAAAGAGAAGTTACCTATATAGTTGCAAATATATAGGACAGGTGATAAGGCGAAACATGATTATTATCTAAGTAGCTGAAGTACGTTCAATTCGTATTACTTCTCCAAAATCTCTGAGAGGCTTTAACCATATGTTTTGTAGGAGTATATTAACTATCTAGTTAATATACTCCTTTTTATATTTACGTATTTTAAATATTAAGCTTATGTGTTTCACTAAAACAAAAGAAAGTAAACTCTTAATAGCAAAAAGAGATATTACAGTTTATAAAATAGGAGTATATGCAGATGCACAAATGTTTACTCCATACTTTATGATTGATTATTGTTATATAAGAAAAGCACTTGCTGAGGAAACTGTAGCATTTAATAAAGACTCTATTGATAAAGGTTTACATAGTGTATTATCTGTATATGGTTACAATGCATCATTAATTAGATGTACAAACTTTTTCTCTTCTAATAGAAATAACTTTCCTTTTATTACCATAAATACTTTATGTAATAATGTTTATGTAGGGAAATTCATTATTCCAAGAGGTAGTTTATATATGGTTAATTCTTATAATGAAGTAGTATCTAATAGGCTTATTTACACAGGTAAATTTAAGCGCATTAATAAAAATGAAGATTTTAATGTTAAAGAATTATGGAAAGAAAAATAGGTGAAACATTTACCTATGGAAATAAAACTTATCAAGTAGTAAAAGTTGACATAGGTATAGGATGTAAAGGATGTGCATTTGAAACCAGTGGTTGTAGTACATATAAATCTTTTTTAGGGCATTGTCATTATGCATTTAGACGTGATAATACAAGTGTAATTTTTAAATTAATAAATAATAATAATAATAATATGGAAATAAAGAATAATCAATTAACTATTGAAATTCCTGAAGGAATGGAGATAGATACAGAGAATAGTAGTTTAGCTGAAGGTATAGTTAAATTCAAGAAGCACGATATTACTTATAATGATATACTTCAAGCCTGTCCTACCAATTTTGGTGGACTTAGAGTACGTATTCACTGTATGGATAAGATTTTAGCTATTTCACAGTTAATGAATATTGCTAAATATTACAATGGAGATTGGAAACCAAATTGGTGTAACACAGATGAATATAAGTATTACATTATATATAAGAGTAATGATAATACTTATGTAATAGATTATAGTTTGAATTATATTCGTAATAATATCTACTTTAGAAATAAGAAAGATGCTATAGACATAATTAATAATCCTAATTTTAAAACTATTCTGGATGCCATTTATAAAAATTAATTATGAAACATTTTTTATATCATATAATAGGAGAGGTTATATTAACCTCTCTTCTTATATTTAGTACTATTTGTTTATATAATCAAGCACAAATAATTAATAAACAAAGAGAATTTATTGATGAATTACAGTTTAAATATTATAAGTTAGAAGAATATAAAGAAGTTATTAACTTAGCTGATATTATATTTGATAATAATGATATATGGAATATTGATAATTCTGAGATAATGAATGATTATATTAATATAAGATGTAATATTGATAGTACATTTTATGAAAGATTTCATAATAATGTATTATTAGATAGTATTTCTTATATGTATAATGAGTAAATTATATCTTTATGGGAATATTAAAATAATTAAGATATTAATAAAAAATAAATAATGAAAACAAAAATGAACATAGCAACTATTTTAAAAGATAAACCAAAAAATACAAAGTTGTATTCCCCCATATTTGGAGATGTGTATTTTTCAAGTGTAGAGAATGGCATTATAAAAGTAATACATCAGGGAAAAATGGTGATATTCTTTGGTGATGGTAGATATTATAATTATCCTGAATCAGAGCCATTATTATTCCCTTCAAAGGAAATGCATGATTGGGAGAAGTTTGCTTGGAAGAGGGGTGATGCACTAATTAGGGATGGGTGTAGAGTTATCTTTGATAAATGGCTTGATGATACTTATACAAGATTTAATGCAGTACACCTTATTACTTGCTCTGGTGGATATTTTGATAAACCATGGCAAAACAAGTATACTCCTATCTCTAACTTTATAACTAAATATTGGAGAAAGATGACAGATTTAGAAACTAAGATATACATGGAATCCTTAGAAAGGGAATGTGGTGGTAAACTAAACCTCATCACCTTAAATATTGAAAAACAGCCAGAGTTCAAGGATGGGGATATAGTTACCATTATGCCTCGCATTGGAGATAAGCTTATCTATCTCTTCAAAGCAGAAGATGACGAGAAGTATTATGGTCATGCTTTCCTTGACGGAAACATAGCTATTGTTAATGATGATAGTTATTGCCAAAAAGACTTCTGTACAGCTCGCCCATCTACAGAGAAAGAGAAGCAACAATTCCTTGAAGCTCTTGCCAAGAAACATATATATTGGGATTGCGAGCATAAAAAGATTCTAGACATGAGCATAAAGGTCGAGCTGAAACCATTTGATAAGGTATTGGTTAGAGATAGTAAATCAAGTAAGTGGCGTGCAAATTTGTTTAGTCATAAAAATATAGATGAGCCTTACTATTGTGTTTATGCTAGATGGAACTATTGTATTCCTTATGAAGGTAATGAACATTTATTAGGAACAACTGAAAATGTGAAGGAGTAAATATGGAAAAGAAAATAATAAAAGGAGAATTTGATAAATTAAAAGATAGATTATCTAATTTAGCTGATACTTATAAAGATAAAGCTTATGATGATGCTATTAATAAACTATATGATAGGCTAGATGATTTATCTAAAGAAAAAGTTAAAATTCTTAATACAATAAGAAAGTTAGAAACACAGAAATGTGTTAAGAATATTAAAGTAGGTGATTGCTTTATAGAAGAAGATATTGGTGAAACTACTGAAATCTTTCAAGTTCTTGATATAGAAGAAGAGGAAGTAGTAACTTGCTTAGTAGTGGGACGTTATAATATCTATAAAAATAGTTTTAAAGTTACTGATACTAAGTATTGGAAACCAATTACACGTAGTCAATTTAATTCTTTATATCAGGCTGTATTAATAGATTTAAATGATTCTAAATATCATTTGGAACATAATACAAACTGGGATAAAGAAATAAAAAACTTTTTATAAAATAAGTAATTTATGGAAGAGGACAATGTAGGGGTAACTTCATTAGATTTAGTAGTTGGAAAACTTCTGGCTAGATGTGCAGAAAAACTTAATGAAGAAGCTCATAGCTATAAAGATTATGATAGTATTCCACAATTAAAGCTTGTTGATAATCCTTCTAGTGGCAAGGAAAGACGTAGAACTAGAAGAATGCTGGAACTTAGAAAAAGAAAGGGCAGATTGGGTATTTGTAGATGAGTTGTTTAACCTAATTACGAAAGGAAGTAAGTGATGAAAAAAGCTAAAATCAGAAAGACAGGCGAAATTGTGAATATTGTCTGTTTTAATTGTACTACCAGAAGGTGTAAATATGATAGCGTTTCATATATAGATAGCAAAGGTGCAGAACATGTAGAAGAACCTCTTAACTACTATTGGGACTTTGAAGAAATTCCCAACTTAGATGCTACAATTAATTGGGAGCAGAGAAGATATGAGCTAGCAAAAGAACTTTTAAAGATACTTATTTCGAAGCCAAATGAAACTTGTTTCATTGAGGAAAGGCTTGCAATTAAGAGAGCTGATAAGTTGATAGAAATATTAAAGGAGGATTAAGCTATGATAGATAATAAGAAAATAGAAACTGCTGCAAGTAAACTTTGTGACTATGGTTCAATTTATGATAGTGAAAATAGAATAGATGGGTTCAAGAAAGGTGTAAATTGGGCAATTAATGAGGTATTTAAGGACCTATGGCATAACACTAAAGAAGAGCCTAAGAATTTGAAATACATAATCTTTACTAGTGATATATTTGGAGAGACTTATTTCTTTACTATGCAAAGGGATAATTCACTTCAAAGTTGGGAAACAGAAGTAGCATGTCATGGCATAGACCAATGGGCTTATAGAAATGATATTGTTTCTTTAATATTGAAAGGAGGTAAACAGTGAATATATTAGCATTTTTTGGGTTTATTTTAGTTATCATTGTAATAGTAGCTTGTACATCTGAAATAAGATATGAAGGTAATACAGCTTTATCTATTGTACTTTTAGTTATTGCAGTTATAGGATTGTTATTTATTATAGCATACATAAGTAATACTCCTACTGCCTTGGATGTATATAAAGGTAAGACAGAATTAAGAATTACTTATGAAGGTAAAACTCCTGTAGATTCAGTTGTAATTTATAAGAAATGAAATGAATAATGGAAATATTTACATTTGACATTATGCTTAATGGAAGATTTATTTGTACTTTAAAATATAAATATAATTCAATCTTCCCTATTGATTTAGAAGAATTAGAAAAATTTATCTTAAGTAAGAGACCTACTCTTAAAGGTAAAGATTTTAGAATTAAATTTTAACAATTATGAAAGTATTTAAATTATGTATTATCCTTATTGCTTACTTATTAATAGGGGTATTAGAAGTATATAGTTATTATCTATTTAAAAATGATGCTATAGGAATCTTTACATTCTTTACTCTTCTTGGCTTTATAGTAACATTTGGAATAGAAATAGCAGAAGATTAAGTATTAATAAAAATTAATTAATTATTATGCCAAAATATATTACTAGTGATTTATTACATTATAAAATAGGTAATACTAAATACTTAATAGAAGTAACTAATACTTCAAAGTATGGATATTGTTTTAAAGGGGTTAAAGATAATTTTAATGGAGTTATCTGTGATGACTTTATTGAAGATATACCTCTTACCCCAGAAATTCTTGAAAAGAATGGATGGAAAAAGGATAAAGATGGTTATTTTAATGATTCTTATCATATAAGACTTTGTAAAAGTAATACTAATTATGCTGCTTATAAAGTAGTAAATAATTCTATTGTATGGTTAAGAGCTGTAGAAAATGTTCCTGATTTACAACATCTTTTATTTGGTCTTGATATTTCTTTAAAAATAGAAGTATAAATGAATATAAAAGAGGTTATAAAAATATTATTTAAAATTAGAAGTAATCTTATTGACCCTAAGCAAAAACATGCTATTTGGATAGCAATTAAAGCTATTAAGTATTGTAGTATAATAACTAAATCAATTAAAAATAATGAATAAAAAATATAGAAAGAAACCAGTTACCATTGAAGCTATTCAGTGGCTGGGAACAAATCTCTCAGAGATTGATGATTTTGTAGGTGAAAGTATTACAAATAAAGGTACTACCCTTATAATTCATACTTTAGAAGGAGATATGGAAGCATCTATTGGTGATTACATTATTAAAGGTGTAAAGGGAGAATTCTATCCTTGTAAGCCTGATATTTTCTTAGCAACTTATGAGAAAGTAGAATAATTTATCCTGTAAGGAGGTAATATGGGTAAACAAAGAAAGCAACCACCTTGTCCTTATTTTGAAAACATTAGATGTAAACATTCAATATTAGGACAAGGGTGTAAAATAGATGGATGTTATGACCCAACAGAAGTTAATAGAAAATAACTATAACAGAAGAAGAATTAAGAAAAAGTCTAACATCCTATAAAGGATAAATAGATAGTAATATGAATACAGAAAAATTAGAAAGAGGAAATATCTTAGCAAAGAGTTTAATTCCTAAAGTAGATGAACTCTTAAATATGTCTTCAAAATCAGGTAATTTTAGAATTGCTGATGCTATTTGGGGGCTATCACAGTGTGATAAGGAATTTGAGACTAAATTCAAGCAACTTCTGAATGAAACAAAACAGAGATTGCAAAAAGAGTTTGATGAGCTTTAGTAATAGATAGTAATTATGATTAAGGAAGTTCCAAACCCTACATTGGAATGTGTAGGGTGTATATTTAAAGATAACCTTCAATGTTTTAACATGGCTTGTCTTGTAGATAAAGACAACCCAATTAAATACATTGAAGTAAACGAAGACATAAATGAGAATAATATGAATAAAAAAGTAAGTGAATTTGTACATAAATATGTTGAGGAACACTTGGATAAGAGTGATTCAAAACAAGAGTTTGAAGTATATGTAGTATGGCAGTGTTACATTCTTGGTAATGCAAAGTGGCTTCTTTCAACAACACTACCTGATGGTATGTACTATGAGGTAACATACAACAAAGCTAAAGATGAGTTTTATCTTGATGCTTACAAGAAGTTTGAGAATCGTTGCATCCCAAACAAGTAACTAATCAGTTTTTACGAAATATAAATATAAATAATATGGAAGATTATCAGAAAAGAATACTTGATGAACATGATGAGTTAGTAGAGCGTTTAAGTAAGTTGAACGCAGCCTTGAAGAAGGAAGGTTTCTTGCAGAAAGTTGGCGAGTACCAGTATAAGCTAATGGTGAAGCAGTCTGTAGGTATGACTGCCTACCTTGAAGCTCTGGAATATCGTATGGCAGATATGAACTTGGATTTCAAGAAATGTACTGCCGTAAGTCTTAACCTAGTGTAACAAAACTCCCTCTCCCTGTTGAAAGGGAGAGGATAAAAAGAAAGAGATATGACAGAAGAGCAGATAAAGAAGTTTGGCATTAAAATACAAAACTTACAGCCAGACAGTACATATTATAGTGCTAATATAATAGTGCAATGCTTTGGCAAAGAAGATGAGGATGATAAACACATTGTTCATCCTCTGAACTTTATGCCAAGAAAAGAACGTTGTTGCGAATTAGACTATGACCTTTCTGACAAAGGTCAAAAGGAAAAATACTTAAAGCAGTTGCGTGATTCACAAGAACGATTAAAAATACTTTCTCTTCTTTTGCATAAACAAGAGGAAGAAGTGATAGAATTTGGCTATCCTAAGACAACTTGTTATTATCCAGATTTAAACTGCTTAAAAGAAATAGATTTTAAGGAGGATAAGTAATGAGCAAAGAAAAAGCTATAGTTCACATTAATAATATTTCTAAGATTATTGGTTTAAAAAGAATAAAGCTAAGTCAAGGTACAATAATTCATATTCAAAATGAGTTATTCTTAGCACTTGAAGAGTTGAAGGAGAAATAGGATTTGGATAAAAAATAAAAGTATAATGGAAATTAAAAATAAAATGATAAAATATCTTATTATTATATTAGGATTAGTAGGAGATGTTCTTATTGTTTCTAGTATAATCCTATTTGCGTTTGAACTAGATTCCCTATTTGGTTTATTTATAATAGGAGTATTTATTCTTTTAGCTGATTATATTATATTTGACATTATATCTTGAAAAATCAAACTAATTTAAATAGAAAGTAATATGAATAAAGATAGGGTAAAAAAGCTAGTTGAAATATTGCAGGCTTATTTAGCTGGAAGAGAAATTGAATTTTATTCTTCTATTCTTAATGAATGGAAGCCTGCTTTTATTACTGATGTTAGTAACTTGATAAAAAATATTGATAATTATAGAATTAAACCAGAAGTAAAGTATAGACCTTTTAAAAATTTAAAAGAATGTCTAGAAGAAATGCAGTATCATAACCCTTATGGTTGGATAAAAACAGATAATAATGTTCATCGTTTAATAACCCTTTTAGATGAAGATAGAATACTAATAGGTCATCAAGAGACAAGTTGGACTTATGAAAAAATATTTGAGTGTTTTACCTTTATGGATGGTAAACCTTTTGGTGTAAGATATTAACTTATTTAAATTAGAATATATGGAATATATTATAGCTCTTTTATGTATTTTTATAATAATACTAATAATTCTTAATTTACCCTAAACTATATGGCAATAATAGCTAGTATATTTTGTTTTATTTATATATGTATAATAATATATGTATTAAATGAAATATTTAAAATGAAATAGAAAATACTAATAATTATAACATAACAAATAAAGAAATTCGAGTAAAATTTTTTGGTCTACTATTTTTGAATACTCGCTAATCAATAAAAATAGAGTAATAATAGTATTTTTTATAGTCCACAAATGCAAAAAGTAATGACTATAAACGTACTTATGTGATTTTGAAACTAAGATTTTAAAGAAAAAGCTAGTGAGTTTTTACTATTTCTTGTTATTAAAGAAAAGTGACTTTTACATAACAGTTTTCAATAGTAAAACTGTTAACTTTAATTTAAAATTATATAAAGAATAATAAATAAATAAAAAACTATGGAAATTAAAGCTAGTGTGAAGATTATTGAAGGAGGATTTGAAGAATCAGTAAATTTCTCTGTTAAAGGTAATTTTGATATTAATTTTAAAGTAACTCGTACTCCTGTAAGAGTAAGAGTGCTAAATATCTCTAATGAATCATATGATTATATGACTTCCAAAGAGTGCCCTGAATGGAGTAAAAGGGTAGAATGGCTCTCTATGTCTAAAAAGAAGAGATTTGAATCTCATCTTAATAGAATAGCACATGACTGCTTGGGAAAAGTTATGGATTATGAAGTTTTTAATGATTAAATATGTGAAATAGACGGTTTGTTTATAAAGGTTTCAACACTTAGATAGTAGTCTGTTGGGAAACACACTACTATCACTTTTTAATAACTAAAAGTATGATAAAGATTATAATAATAGTATGTATTATTATTCTTTTATTATTCCTATATAATAAATATAGTCCTAAAGTAGATATTATATTGTCTAATGGAAATTATGTATTTATTATGTGGTATAATGGTAGAGATAATAATGGAAATTATGTAAGGACTTATAAAAGATTACTTACATTATAAAAGAATTAATTATGAAGAATATAAGAATTAGTTGTGGTTTTGCATTATATATACTTATTATAGTAGCAATGTTATGTTTTACTACTATTAAATGCTGTGCACAAACTGTAACTCATGTAAAGTTGACTTGTTACCAGCCAGTTAAAAGTCAGTGTAATAATCAACCATTGATTACTGCTGATGGTAGTAAGATAAATCTACATCATTTAAAAAATAATAAGATTAAATGGTGTGCAATCTCTAGAGACTTACTTTATTTATTCCCTAAGAATAAACCTAAGAAAGTGTATATTGAAGGTTATGGAGTGTATTTAGTTAAAGATGTTATGAATAAAAGACATAAACATAGAATAGACATACTTATACACCCTAAAGACTCAAAGAGAATTAGTATTAATAATGTTAAAGTAAAGATATTATAATGTGTTTTTGTAAAAGAATACCTCTCACTAATTATCTAAAAGGTGAGTATGAAGGAATAACAGAAATTCTTGAGAAGGATACAATAGTATATAAAATTGTGGTTAAATATGCTAGATTATTTCCTTTTCCTACTAAGAATTCCTATTTTGCACCTTTTTATACTTGTAAATATAAGAAGAAAAAGATATGTACTAGTCCTTTACGGATAGGATTTAAAAAAGAAGATGAATATATTGATATTGTAGTTACAAATGGTTTTCATAGTTTTAAGACTCTAAAAGACCTTAAGAAATCTGTACTTTGGTCTCCAGAGTATGCTGTTGCCAAATTCATTATTCCTAAAGGTAGTACTATAATTATTAATGATACTCAAATAGTATCAGATAAAATTATGTTTTATAAAGAAGTAAATCCAGATAATGACTAGAGAAGAAGCTGCTAATAATGCTTTAAGTAAAGTATTATTAGTAAAATCTACTATCTTATATTTGGGTACAGGTTATGGTAAGTCAAAACTAGCTATTGACTGTATTAATAAGATAGTAGATTTTAATTTTAAACAAAATGAAGAAGAAACTACTGTTAGTATTATTGTTCCCAGACAACCATTAATAAATAATTGGAAAGAAGAAATAAAGAAATGGGGATGTAATACAGATAAAGTAGAAATTCTTTGTTATAATAGTATTCATAAACTTAATAAATATTGTGATTGTATAGTATTTGATGAAGCTCATCATTTAAGTGAACTTAAAAGGGAAATTCTTGATGATATTTTTAAAGTTAATCCTAATGTTAAATTACTATTTTTAAGTGCTACAATTCCTCGTGATATTATGGATTATATGAAATCTTTAGGTACTTATAATATAGTTAAAGGTAACATTGCTGATGGTATTAAAGATGAAGTATTACCTACACCTATAATTTATACTATTCCTTTATATTTAGATAATATTAAAAGTGTAGCAGAGATAATAAAGAATCCTAGATGTAGTAATCCTGTTACTTGTAATTATGATGAAAGATGGAATTTCATTAAAAGATTTACTACAAGAAAGATAATTATCAAATGTACCCAAAAGCAATATTATAATGAGTTAAGTGATAAAATAGACTGGTATAAAAGAAAGTTTATGTTTAATAAAACTATAGTCTTTAAGAATAAATGGCTTAGAGCAGCTTCAGAAAGATTAAAATGGCTTTCAGAACAGAAGGTAGATATATGCCAGTCTATTATCTCTATCTTACAGGACCAGAGAGTACTCTTATTCTGTAATAATATTGAGCAGTCTTTAAAGTTTAAGAATTATGCTCCTATTAACAGTAAAAATAAGAACTCTTTACAGAATCTTGATGATTTCAATAATAGTAAGATTAATCATATATCTAGTGTTAATATGCTTTCAGAAGGTATGAATTTAACTAATTGTAGAATAGGATTATTCTGTAATTTAAATGCCTCAGAAATTCTTTCACAACAGAAGTTTGGGCGTCTTCTAAGACATCCTAAACCAATAGTTATTATACCTTATTTTAAAGATACTAGAGATGAGGAATTAAAAGATAAAATGCTTAAGGATTATGATAGTTCTATGATAAAAGAAATTACTGATATTAAAGATATTAAGCTATGAAATTTGTTATAGATGATACAGTATGTGAGAAATATAATCTTACTGCTCAGCAAGTATTTATATTACTTGCTTTACAATGCCAAAATGATAAACTGTATGAAGATTTAATTGAGAAGGGATTAATTACTAAATGTAATTGTTCTCTTTTTGAATTAAATAAGAAATATAGTGTTATTAATAAAGGTATTAACCTCTGTAATTCTGTATTACTTGATAGTAGTAAAGATACTAAGAAAACAATTAATATTGTTAATCTTAGATGTCAGAATTTAGCAATAAAACTAAGGGATATATACCCTAAAGGTAAAATGCCTGGAACTAGTTATTATTATAAAGGTAATATAGAAGATATTAGAAAAAAGTTACAGAGTTTCTTCTTAAGATATCCAAATTATACAGATGAGCAAATAATTACAGCTACTCAGAAGTATATTAATTCTATGAATGGTGATTATACTTATCTTAAATTATTAAAGTATTTTATTTGGAAATCTGAAGTAAAAGATGGAGAACAAGTAGTAACTTCAATTCTTTCTGATTATATAGAGAATGAAGGTCAGGAAGATAATATTAATAATGATTGGACATCAGAGTTAAAATGAAAGAAGAATTTACAACATATGAGTATTTTAAGGAAGATACTCCTATTAATATTAAGAAATAAATTATTGTTTAATTAATTAAATATAAAGTAAAATGAATAACAACATTGAAACATTTAAGCTACAGCATGTAGCTCTTGAGTTTAAGGTAAATGAAGTAAAGAAGACTGTAACTGCTATTGAGAAGTTTATTGTACCTAAGTTTAAGCTTAGATTTACAACAGTAGGTGTATCTAAGCTTAATACAGAGAATGGTGATACCTTTGATGTAGAAACTGGTAAGAAGCTTGCTAGAGCTAAAGCTGAAAAGGAAGCTTTCTCTAGATTCAAAGCAGAGTTGAAGAAGTTCCTTAAGTGGAATATGGCTCTTGATGATAAACTTAATGCTACCATTGAGAAGATGAACAATTATATTGACCATCAGAAGGAGTATATTAAGACATTCTAATGAGTTTAAGAGAGAGAGTATATGATAATCTAGTTAAAAGAAGAAACAGAATACTTGAAGGTAAAATTAATTGTATTCCTTCTTCTTTTACTAGATTTAAAGATGACTTTATTGGTATAGAACAAAGTACATATTATTGTATATCGTCCTTTACTAAAGGTGGAAAGTCTCAATTTACTTCATATACTTTTATCTATAAACCACTACTTTATTGCTATTACCATAAAGAAGTAGGAGCAAATCTTAAAGTCTTATATTTTCCTTTAGAAGAAACACCTGAAAGAATTCTTCAAAGATTTGAATGTTGGCTCCTATACGAGTATAGTAATCATACAATAAGAGTATCTCCTAGAGATTTAAGAAGTACTACTACTGCTATTTCACAGGAAGTATTAGATTTACTACAATCTGATGAAGTTCAAGATATTATTAAGTATTTTGAAGAACATGTTATATTTCCTGAAGAAAAACCTAATCCTACTGGTATTCTTAATTATTGTAAAAGTTATGCTAGACAACATGGTACTGAATATACTAAAAAGGGTAAATATAAAGATGAATGGGGACAAATAAAAGAAACAGAAGTATTTGACCATTATGAACAGGATGACCCTAATGAATATAGGTTAATTGTTATTGATACTATGAATCTTATAGATACTGAAAGAGGTATGACTCTTAAACAATCTATGGATAAATTGTCAGAATATTTAGCTAAATATTTAAGAAACAGATATAAGTTTTCTCCTGTAGTAATTCAGCAACAAGCTTTTGAATCTGAAGATAATGATGCTTTTAAATTAAATAGATTAAGACCTAGTGCTCAGGGTTTAGGTGATAGTAAGTATATATCAAGAGACTGCAATGTACTATTAGGATTATTTTCTCCATTTAGATTTAGTTTAGATTCATATTTAGATTATAATATAAAGAAATTTAAGGATAATATTAGATTTCTTGAAGTATGTATAAATCGAGATGGTGAAATGGGAGGCATTGCTCCTTTATTCTTTGATGGTGCAGTATGTGCTTTTGATGAATTACCATTACCTAATAATAAAGTAGAATTAGAAAAGGTATATAAGTATTTAGATAAGATAAGAAATAAACAAACAGTTAATACTACTATAAGTATGTTTGTTTGTGGTATAATAAAAAGAGTTAAAGATTTGCTAGAGTAAAATAAATATAGTACTTTTGCAATTCATTTATAAAGAATAGAAGTTAAATGGCAAAAATTTTAGTTTTAGCAAAGTCTGGATTTGGAAAAACTACTAGTTATTGTGGTAGAAAGAAATTAGGTATTAAAGGTTTAAATCCTAAAGAAACTTTTGTAATACAATGTATTGGTAGGGCTGTTCCTAATCCAGAATTTAAGTTATGTCCATCTACTAATGTGATGGATATGGTTAAAGGAAATAGAATGCAGATTGATAGTCTTAATGGACTTGAAAGATTTAAGAAAGTAGCAGAAGTTATTGATGCTTTTAAGAATCCTAATTGCCCTTATAAGAATATTGTAATTGATGATTTTAATTATCTTGCACAAGATTTTTATATGGCAAATGCAATGAAGGGAGGATGGGATACACCAAAGCAAATAGGCTATGGAATGGGTCTTATCTTTGATTCATTTAAAGGATGCCCTGAGAATAAGAATATTATCTGTTGTGCTCATTATGAAGAGTATAAAGATAAAAATGGTGATTCTATTTCCTATAAGTTTAAGACTACAGGTAAGATGGTGGATGATTATATCACACCTGAAGGGAAGTTTGACATTATTCTCTTTGGTAAAGTAGGTTATGATGCAGAAAATAAGAAACCTATTAAACATTTTATTAAAGAGTTTGATGGAGAATATCCTGCTAAGGATAGCTTAGGAGTACTTGATGACTTACCTGATGAAATTCCTAATGATTTATCTATTGTAATGGATAAAATTAAAGAGGTATATGGATAGAAATAAAATAGTTAGTATTGCTACTTCTATATTAATATCTGGACATATTGCTTTACAAGATATTATCTTATTATTAGATAATTATTGTATTGAAAAAGGTAAAGAAAGAAAATATGTAGATATATTTGTTAAAACTATAACTTCTTTACCTTATGAAATGTATAGTGAATATGTAAAGATAGCTCTTAAATATTATATGTGTAAGTATGCAATACATACATTAACTAAACAAGAAAGCCTTAATTCTATATTTAATAGAAACACAAAAGAAAACATATTATTAATATATTAAAAATAAAAGTAAAAATGAAAGATTTAACAAAGTTGACATCACGTCAGATTTCTCAGATTAAGAACATTTATAAAGCTAATTCTAGTATTTATAGTAGAATTGAGACTTTGGAAAAGCACCTTAATAAAATTCAGGCAGAGCTTGATGAACAGTTAGCTATTATTGAGGCTAATGAAGCAGGTGTTAAGATGCTTACTGGTGGTTTTATTTCAAAGCAGCTTATTAAGGATGAGCAGATTCCTCAGTTTAATGAGGATGGTACACCTAAGATGGACAAGGAAGGTAAGTATCAGCAGAAGAAGAGAGTACTTACTTTTGTTGCTCCTGTACAGGAGCCAACAGAAGAAATTCCTGATGCTGGTGAAGCACTTCCTTTTGATAATCTTGGAAATGCAGGTAATAATGATAATATTGATTAATTATTAACAATTAAATAAAATAAAAGAAATGAATACAACAATTAGTTTGATGGCATTTGGCAAAGTTCAGGAGTCTCAAGAAGCTACTGAATTTAAGAAGTATATTGGTATTGCAGGCTGTAAAGTAGTAGCCTTTAATCCTTCTAAGGAAGAACTTAGTAATCTCTATGGTAGAGATATTACTAAGGACCCTGAGTATTATGGGGTTATGAAGGATAATGATGGGAAGGAGATTCAGATGGCTTATCCTACATTTATCTTGAAATCTGACCCTGAAACTAATAATGGTATTGAGGAGTTCTTCCAAGCTAGATTCTCTATTCAGAATAATATCTTTACTAATAAGGAAAATACTAAGTGTCAGGTAATTGATTCTTATGGTAGAACTGCTTGGGCTACACAGGATGATGTTAAGAATAAAACTATTCCTACATATACTGATAAAGAGACAGGTGAAGTTAAACCTTTTAGTATTAGTAATAATTATAGACCAGCTTTTAGAGGTGAAGAAGCTCTTACTATGTTCTTGCAGAACTATTTGAATATTCCTTCTTGTCAGAAGTATGTTAATGGCTCTTGGGTTATGATTGATAATCCACAGGATGCAGAATGTAGACTTGACCACATTACAGATTATTTCAAGGGTAATATGTCTGAACTTAAAGATTGTATTACCTTGCAGCCTAATAATAAAGTTAAGGTTGCTATTGGTGTAAGAACTACTGATGATGGTAAGCAATATTCTAGTGTTTATACTCACTTCACTATGAAGAATAGTAGTAATTCTACATCTAAGCTTGAGGCAGATATTCAGAATAGAAAGAATAATGGTGGTTTAGCTACTACAGAATTTGACTATAAAACACTTCATGAATATTCTGTATCAGAGACTAATTTTAGTGCTGAAAATAAGGAAAATCCTTTTGTAGCACCAACAAATAACCCTTGGGCAAACGCTTAATATATTAATAATATGATTAGCAATGGATATACTTCAATAACTTTAAAAGATATATTAAACAAAGTAGATGAGGGTCAAATACTTAATTTCTACTTTGGTATTACACAAGTTCCTTTTAGAATGAATAGCCCTTTAAGGAATGATTCTAAACCTTCATTTGGATTATATTCAAGTGATGGTATACATATACATTATAAAGACTTTGCAACAGGAGAACAAGGGTCTTTATTTGATTTACTTATGCAAATCTACAATATTAGTTTTATAGAACTAGTAGATAAGATAAGTAAAGATATGAATATTAATACTAAGCAGATTAATATCTCTAAATCTCAAATTAAACATAACTCAGCTACAATAAGTAGTAGTCAAATCAGACTAGAGGTTAAAACTAGAGAATGGAGAAATTATGATGTCGAGTATTGGGAATCTTATGGATGTAATATAAATCTATTAAAGTATGTTGAAGTATATCCTATTAGTCATAAAATTATATATAAAGATAATAAAAGATATACATTTGCTTGTGATAAACTAGCATATTGTTATATTGAAAGAAAAGAAGGGAATATCACCAAGAAAATTTATCAACCCTATAATAAAAATGGTTACAAATGGACATCTTCCAATGACAAGAGTGTTATTGGTTTGTGGTCTAAAATTCCAGAGACAGGAGATACATTGCTTATATGTTCATCATTGAAAGATAGTATCTGTCTATGGTCTAATGTTAATATACCCTGTATATATGTTCAATCAGAAAATACAGAGTTAAGTGATTCTGCAATTAATTGTTTACAAAAAAGATATAACCATATTTATATAGCATTTGATGGAGATTCAGCAGGTGAAATAGATGCCTATAATCTTAGATTAAAAACAGGTTTTGAGATAATTCATTGTCCTTTAATTGATAAGGCAAAAGATTATTCAGATATATATCATTATTTTGGTAAAAAAAGACTTATTGAAGAATTTAATAATGCTTTTAATAAGACTAAAGCACCAGATATGGATGATGATTTACCTTTTTGAAATAACACAAATAATTAAAGTTTAATATATTAAAATTTAAAGAAAAATGGAAAAAAGAAAGATTACAGTGATTCCTACAAAGACTCACAAGACACAAGTTATTGAAAGTGCAGCAACAACATTGGCAGAACTCAAAGCAGACCTTACTAAGGCAGGTATTGATTATACTGATTGTACATTCTTTGAAGGTCTTACTAAGATTGAATTGAAGAATGATGCTGCTATTCTTCCACATGATGTTCCTTATAAGGGAACTACTACTAATAACTTGGTATTTATGATTACTAATGCTTCAAAGAAGATTAGAAGTGGAGCAAAGCTTGATAGAAAGGCTATTATTGAGGAGATTAAGGTTAATAATCTTACAGAAGTAGTTAAGAAGACTTATGGTAAGAATTATACTAACTGTAAGACAGAAGATTTGCAGAAGATTCTTAACAAAGAAGCAGCTTCTACACCAGCAGAAGTTTCAACTCCTACAGCTAAAGCAGCTCCTGCAAAGAAGGAAGTTCCTAATAAGCCTGCTATGAAGACTACTGACCTTAGTAGCTATGTTACTAAAGCAGAACTTAAGAGAGTTATTGAAAGTCTTTTGGAAGAAATGAAGAATGCAGGTATGGATTATTCTGATGATATTGATATTGATAATATTGCTATTATTGGTAATGTCACTTCAGATACTTCAAATGCTTCAAAGGAAGAGGAATCAGATTCTCCATATTCACCAAATGAACTTGATGATATGTTTAAAGGCATGTAATTTATAAAAAAATCTAATAGGGAGTAAGTATAGTAATATATTTACTCCCTTCTTTTTTATTACTTATGGATATAAAAGAACAGATAAGAAATAAATATTATACTCCTACAGAAGAAGCTCTTAAAGTATATGAAATATTTAAAAGTTTCTTTGGTGAAACTAAAGTAGACTTTCAAGTAGATAAATATTTTAAAGATGCTGTAGAAACTTTAATAGCAGAAGGTGAAAACTTGGAAGATACTTTAAACTCTCCTTTACTTCCATTATGTGAATTTTCATATATTATATTAGTTCATTTTCCAAATGTAACTATTACTAATGAAAAAGATAATAGTGTAGATATTCATGACTTATATGTTAAAGTACCACTTGATTATACAGGAAAACAAGCTAAAAGATTTGAAATGATTGTTACTACTTTCACTAAAGTTTTATATGAAAGTAATTATACACATTCCCATTTACCTTCAGGTTCTTTAAGTTATGGTAAAGCTTATTTTCGGAGACCTTGTTTAGGAGAAGGTCCTATTGGAACTACTTGTACTATTCTTAGAGATGAAAATAATGAAAATATGTGGAGATTATTCTGTGTGGAATTAGCTAGATATGTTACAGTAGAATCTATAGCAGGAATTCCTTATTACAGAATGGAAAATATTGGTAGAAATAATAGTAATAATGAAATAATTTTTTCAGATACTAGTTGTAGAACCTCTTCAGAAATTTCATTTATTATAAAAGAAGCCATACGTAATCTTATAAATAGAAAAGTATTTACTTTTAAATATGTAAATAATACTTATAACTTTGCTGCTAATGATGCTGCTTTAATTAGATTAATAAGCAATGAGTTTATAACAATTTATAATAAAAGATTTAATAATAAAGAACTTTCTACAAATTTAAATGAATTAATAAGAGCTAAAATTCTTATAAAAGTAGTCTTTTATAAAGGATGTTTTACTGAAGAAAACAGTAATAGACACAGTTCTTGTAGTCCTAGTACTGATGTCTTATTTACATTTAAGAATATACCTGTTAAAATGAGGATTATAGATACTGATACTACTATTGAACCTGTATATATTCTTAATGTAAAATATATTAATGTGGCAATACGAAATATATTAGAATTTATAAATTACAATTATGGACAAAAATATATTAAAGAAACAAGATAATACATATAAGTTAATTATTACTCCAGAACTAGAAGAAAAGATTAGATTCTTGTGTGCTAGATTTCCTAATAATGAATATAGTGGAGTATTATTCTATGATTATACTGGTAGATTTGAAGATAATTCTTTAGTATTAACTGCTAAAGATTTCTGTCTTATGGATTATGGTTCTGCTACTTATACTGAGTTTGATAAGAGTGCAGAAATCTGTAATTATATGATAGAACATGACTTATTAGAATGTCAGCAAGGCTTAATGCATTAACTGTGAGTGCATATAAAATTGGGTGAATTGCTGGAAACTGGTTGACAAGCCACAATCAGCAGCCAAGCTTAGAGGTTAAAACCTCTTTGAAGGTTCAACGACTAACACTTGAAACTGCTAATCACGCAGAATATAATAGTGACACGAGTGCCCAACTCTATAGATTATTCTATAGATGATGATATAGTCTGAACTTGTTTATATTTGTCATAAGAAGGATGATTTATTCTTTGTAAGAATTTATCATACTTTCTTTTATAATAAAATGGAAGATTTTTATAGCATTGAAAGAATCTATAAGTATCTTTTTTATTTGCAAAACTTAATTGTGGTATAGAATCAATTTGATGTATATGAGAAGTAGTTATTTTTAAATGATTACATATTCCAGATAGAAATTTAATAGTCCCTCTAATTTGTACATATAGAGAGAAATCCTTACATAAAAAATTTCTATCATTAGAATATAATCTGTTTCTAATAGTTACAGAACCATCTCCATCAAAATATCCTATAATAAAAGCATCTCTATATTTATATGGAATATTTTCTATAATATTTCCCATAGTTAAACTTTTATTATTATCTATACCTAATTTATGTAAATCATCTGCTATATTTTTATCTGTTATACAGTATCTAGCATGATGAATTATTTTAGTTTTATCAAAACTAGAAGGTCGAATTATTTCTTGAATTTTATGTTCATTACCTATTTCAGATTTTATAAAATCTAAAACAGACTTATCTTCATATTTAATTGTTATAGTTAAAGCATCATTACCATGTTTAGGTTTTACTAAAGCTCCATCAGCAGCTATAAAACCTACAATATAAGCTTTTGCATAACTATCTATAGTATGAAAATAATGAACATTCCCCTTATTAGGAGTAAATTTAATATTAGGTATATAAGCTTTTAATAAATTAGTTATAGGCTGTAAATAAGTACCTAATATTTTAGATATTTCTATTGGAGTTTTACCTTCTTTATAAAGAGATAAAATTAAATCTTTTTTATTTTCTAATTTTAATTTTCCCATAATATAAATCATTTTATTATGTGCAAAGGTACAAATTAGATTTTAAATAAGCAAATAATTAACTATTTTTATTATAAAAACAAGAACTTACAGATAAAGAGCTGTAAGGATAACATTAAGTCACATGACCAGATGTCAACGTTTTTCAGTGGGACTGACCTTGGAACTCTTCAAGAAGAAGGTTCTGATATGAATAATTTCTTATCTTTGATTGTTAATAATGCTGGTCAATATACTGCGGCAATTACAAGAAAAGTTAAACATATTCCTCATGTAACAGAAGTACTTGAATATGAGTTCTTTGGTGAAGAAACTATTAATATAGGTAATGATGAATATGATGCTATAGAATCTTATGAAATAGAATATTTCTTCTTGAATATTGAAAAGCCTACTGTAAATATTGGTTATACAGACCTATTTAGTAGAATTGAAGAAATTAGTAAGGATAAAATTAAAAATACAAATATTAGTAGAGAGCCTCGTGCTAATCTTATTGTTGAACCTACTTTAAAGGCAACACCTTTATATAAGGAAGCAAATATACCTTTCTCTAAGACTAATACTGCTGTTCAAACAGGGGTAGATACAGATGAATCTATTGACTATAATAAGTATAAATTTAATGAAACAGACTTAAATAATATTGTTAAACAATTACTTATAGGTAGTCCTATTTTTACTCCAAAAGACCTCAATGAATGGGTTCAAAAAATGCCTACAGTATTTTCTAAAAGATTTGGAGAAGGACAAAAAGGTTTAGCAAATTATAGAGTTTTTATTGGTTATTTTGTAGAATTTCTTGTAACAGAAGCCTTTGATGATAATTTAGCAGAAGAAGGTTATCTTGAAGATTCACAAATGGCTATATGTGCTTATGGTGTATTACAGAAATTACATACATTTAAAACTAATTCCTTTATTGAAGTTATAGAGGATGAAGTAGAACGTTTTATTATTTAAAATTATGAATGAAGAATCAACTATAACTCCACCTTTGGAGGTTAATATGGAACAAATAGTAAATACTACAGTTAATGTTCCAGAAGTTGCTATTGCTCCTTTAGAGATAACAGACAGAGAAACAACATCAATATTAGGACCTGAAGAAGTAGTAGAAGAAGAATCAGAATCTATATTATCAGAAGAAGATGAAACTTTTTTGAATGAAGTTATTGAAAATCAACATCAGGAAATTCCTCCTATAAGTGAAGATTATCATGATGAAACTGCTAGATTTTCAGGAGCAGAATGGTTTAATAAAATTAAAGAGAAAGTTATTATTGTAGGAGGTGCAGGAGGTATTTCTTCAAATGCTATATTTCAATTAGCTAGAATACACCCTAAGAGTATTTATATCTTTGATAATGATAAAGTTGAGGAAGTTAATCTTGCTGGACAAATGTTTGGTATCAAGGATATAGATAAATATAAAGTGGATGCCATAGCAGAAACTGTTAGCTATTATAGTAAATATACTGATGTGTTTGCTATGCGAGAATTATATACTAGTAATAGTTTTACTTCTGATATTATGATTTGTGGCTTTGATAATATGGAAGCTAGAAAGGTATTCTTTAATAACTGGAAAAAACATGTAGAATTACAGAAAGATAAATCTAAATGTCTATATATTGATGCCCGATTGTCATTTGATACTTTACAAATACTCACTATTGTAGGTACAGATACATATAATCAGGATAGATATGAAAAAGAATTCTTATTTTCTGATGAAGAAGCAGATGAAACTGTATGTAGTTTAAAACAAACTACTTTTATGGCTTGTATGATAGCTTCTTTTATTGTAAATAATGTAGTTAATTTCTGTGCTAATGAAATTGTTCCTATGATAAAGCAATTACCTTTCTTTATAGAATATGATTGTAATATGATGTACTTAAAAGAAGAAGATTAATGATAAGTGAAAATATTAAAAATAATATAAATATCTTTCTTGGTGTTACGTCAGCCTCTCTCCGTTCAACAAATATACCTTTATTAGGAACAGAGAATAATCAATTCTCTATATATATGACAAATCATATATTTAATGGTGAGATTACAGAGATTCCTATTTATAATTCTTTATCTTCGAGAGGAATAATTCCACTATTTACTTCTTCTTCTACTAGTATAAATGAAAGAAAAACTTTTGGTCCTCTTTTAAAAGAGTTAAGTTTAATTAGAGAAGCAGGAGAATTAAATAAAGTTAGAGATAAAGATGGTAATCTTTATTATGGAATGAGAGGTTTAATATTTAATAGTAATTTAGAACCATTAGTATTATTTACTATTAGACCTCCTAGAAGAACATCAGCTACCACAGAGCTTATACTTAGAGTAAGTCCTAAAGTTTTCAATAGTGATAATGTTGTATGTAAAGGTATTCAAAAGTATCTTATTGAATATTGTAGTACTGTTTCTAGATATTTTTCTATAATAAGTGGTTTTACTACTATGACAGTTATCATTAATAATGATATTGATAAGTTTATAAGACATGTTAAGGCTCCTACCAATATTAATGTTAATGAGGAAATACAACAGCTTCTTGTAGATAATATAGATAAATTATGTCTTTAGAGGAATATTTTGGAGATTGGTTAAAAGTAATAGATAAGAAAATATTATATGAGACAATTAATACACTTAATTCTAGCAATACTGTTAATTTATGTCCTAATTATAATGACATCTTTAATTGTTTTAAAGCTTGTAAATTATCTGAATTAAAGGTAGTTATATTAGGTTTAAGTCCTTATCCACAATTAGATAAGGCTACTGGAATTGCTTTTGGTAACAATATAAAAACACTTGATAAAGATTTATCACCATCCTTACAAGTTATAAAAGAATCAGTTATCAATTATGAAATTCCACAAAATAGTAGTATCTTTGACCCCAGTTTTGAAGATTGGGAGAAGCAAGGAGTATTAATGTTGAATTGTGCATTGACATGTAAGGTAGGTCTCCCTAGTTCTCATTTAGGACTATGGAGACCTTTTATATCTAAACTAATATATAATATGTCTAGATATATGACTGCTTGTGTATATGTATTATTTGGTGAAGAAGCTAAAACTTTTGAACCTTATATCTCTCAATATAATTATGTAATTAAAGAAAAACATCCTTCATATTATGCTAGGAATCATAAGAAACTTAGATATAATTTGTGGGATGAAATAAATAATCATTTAAACAATAAAATAAAATTTAAAAGATGAAAAAGTATTATTTTAAAGGTACTAATCAGGAGATTAAGTTAGGAGATAAGATTACTCAGATTATTACTTGTAGTAATGGTGTACAATTTGAATGTAATAGTTCTGTAGATGAAGCTACTATTGATGATTTGATTAAAAGAGATTCTATTGAAGCTAAAGTAGTTGTTCCTGTACAGAAGAGTATATATAGAACACATGGTAAAAGAGGTCCCATGTCAAAAGAACCTAATGTTAAGGTAATTAATCTTAATAATAAGGAAGAATTTAAGGAGTTTCTTAATATTTTAACTGGTATTATTAGTGGCAAATGTCAATAAGAAGATTAGGAATGCTACTGTAAATAAACAAGGTAATATTACCTTTAAAAGTATATTGGAGAAAACCTGTTTCAATACATTAATTGAGGCAGGTTTTAATCCTCTATATGAACCTAAGAAACACGTAGTATTTCCTTCATTTAAACCTATTACTCCTTTTTATGATAAAGAAACAGATTCTCAACATGAAAAGAGAGTAAAAGAGTTAGGTAAACCTTCACCTAAATTACTTAGATTATGTGATGGGCTTATACAGCCTATTACATATTTACCTGACATATATCTTAAGTATAAAGATATAGATGTATGGATAGAATGTAAGGGATTCTCAAATGAAGTCTTCCCATATAAAAGAAAACTATTTAGGAAATACCTTGATAATATTCTTACTGCTACAGGACAAAAGAGTATTTATTTTGAAGTTTATAGTAAAAAACAGCTTTTACAAGCTATAGAAATATTTAAAGAATATGCTGAAAAGTCTTAAAGATATATCTTGGTTAGTAGATGAGCCTACTTATAGAGCTGATAAAGCTCTTAGTTATTCTACTATATCTAAATTTAAGAGAGAAGGATTTGAACATTTAGATACATTGTTTGATAAGGTTGAAAGTCCTTCTTTATTGTTAGGTTCTTTAGTAGATTGTTTAACTACTGACCCTCCTGAAGAATATGAAAGAAGATATTTAGTAGCAGAATTTCCTCCTATTACTGATAAAGTAGAAACTATTGTAAAATCTTTATTTAATAGTTATTCAAGTACTTATGATTCATTGTATAAGATACCAGATAATCTTATTATAGATTCTACAAATATTAATGGATTTCAGTTAAATTGGAAACCAGAAACTAGAGCAAAAGTAATTAAGGAAAGAGCATCTGATTACTATAATTTATTGTACTTAGCTAAAGATAAAATCTTAATAAGTACAGAGCTTAATGATATAGCACATCAGATGGCTGCTGCTCTTATTGAAAGTTCTCAAACTGCATTATATTTTAAGAAGAATAATCCTTTTGATGATTGTGAAAATCTTTATCAATTAAAGTTTAAAACAGAAATAGATGGTATTCCTTATAGATGCATGTTTGATATTCTTAGAGTAGATTATAAGAATAAAACTATTCAACCTGTAGATGTAAAGACTTCATATAAACCTACATATAATTTCTATAAGTCATTTATAGAATGGAATTATGCATATCAATGTAGATTATATGCAAGAATTCTTAAACTTAATATTGAAAAGGATGAATACTTTAAAGACTTCACAATTTTACCTTATAAAGATATAGTAATTTCTAAATCTAATATGATTCCACTTGTATGGGATTGTGATTTTACTTTTGTAGAAGGTACATTATATCTTGGTAAAAATAATCAAATTAAACTTGAAGCACCTTGGGAAGTAGGTAAAGAACTTTGGTATTATCTCTCTACAGGAGCCACAGTTCCTATGGGAATAAATATTGAAAGTTCAAATGATTTGAGAACTTGGATAGATAAAATGGAATAATGTTTAATTAAAATAATATATGACATATGTAATAAAAAGAGATGGTAGTAAAGTTAAATGGGATTCAAATAAAATAGTAAATGCTATTAGGAAGGCTTTTGAGTCCTGTAAGGAAGAAGACAAATTTAATGAGAATGAGTTTAAAGAATTTGCTAATGCCTTTACTACTGATAATATTAATACTGAAAGTATTCAAGATACAGTAGAATATTATCTTATGGGTAATTATCCTAATATTGCTAAATCTTATATTCTTTATAGAGAAAAACATAAGGAAGCTAGAACTAGAATTAAGAGGTTACATTATATGGAAGAATATAAGAATAATCAAGAAAATGCAGCAACTTCTAGTAATACAGACCCTAATGCTAATACTGCTATTAAAAATGTAGCATCTCTTGAAGCAGAAGTATATAAAGATGAAAATAGGCTTATTCAAAGACAAAGAATGAAGGATAAACTTAATGAGTTATTTCCTGAATTAGCAAAGCAGTATGAAAAAGATTTAAATAATCATATTATTTATACTAATGATGAAGCAAGTACTCCTGTACCTAAATTCTATTGTATGGCAGTAAGTCTCTATCCTTTAATGTTAGAAGGTGTAGGTAATATTGATGGAGTAACTCCTACTCCACCTAATGATTTAGAGTCATTTAGTGGTCAATTAACTAATCTTATATTTACATTGTCCTCTCAATGTAAGGGTGCAGTAGCAGTAGGTTCTTATTTTATAGCTTTAAATTATTATACTATTATGGAATTTGGAGATAAATGGTATGATAAGCTAGATTTATGTGCTACTAGTCCTTATATTAAAATTCAAAGAACAGTAAGAGATAGAATCTATAAAGCCTTTAGTCAATTTGTATGGGGTATTAATCAACCTGCTGGTAATAGGTCATACCAAAGCCCATTTACAAATATTTCATATTTTGATAAAACTTATTTTGAAGCAATGTTTGGAGAATTCTATTATCCTGATGGTACTAAACCAGAATGGAAAGCAATAGATACTTTGCAAAGATTGTTTATGAAATGGTTTAATAAACTTAGAACAAAAGCAATAGTAGCTTTTCCTGTGGAAACATTTGCAATGGTACATAATGGTAAAAATATTATTGATAAAGAATATAAAGATTTATGTGCAGAAATGTATGCTGAAAAACATAGTTTCTTTACTTATATTAGTGATAGTGCTGATAGTTTAGCTTCATGTTGCAGGTTAAGAAATCAAGTAGATAAAAATACATTTAGTCCTACATCAGGATTGACAGGTATTATGACAGGTTCTTGTAATGTAATTACTCTTAATATTAATAGAATTGTTCAAGACTGGGTTGGAGATTGGAAAAATGAAGGAATACCAGATATTAAGGTAGAGGTTAATAGAAATAGTTTAAATATATATATTACTAATATTCTTGAAAGAGTATACAAGTATCATATTGCATATAAAACAATATTATATGATTGGGAAGATGCAGGAATGTTTACTTGTTGTAATGCTGGTTATATTCATATTAAGAAGCTTTATTCTACTATAGGAATTAATGGTCTTAATGAGGCTGCTGAGTTCTTAGGTCTTAAAGTAAATAATAATAAAGATTATATTGAATTCCTTCAGCTTATTCTCTCTACTATAAAGGAGCAAAATGCTTTACATTCAATTAATGATAAGAAAAGACCATTCTTATTTAATAGCGAAGTAGTTCCAGCAGAGTCTCTTGCTAGTAAAAATTATAATTGGGATAAAAAAGATGGATATTTTGTTCCTTCTAATAGAAATCTATATAATTCTTATTTCTTCTTACAGAATGATACTAATATAAGTGTATTAGATAAGATGTATTTACATGGAAATTCTACTTATCAATATACTGATGGAGGTTCTGCTTGTCATATTAATTTAGAGGAGCATTTAAGTAAAGAACAATATCTAAAATTGATAGATTATGCTATTAAAGAAGGTACTTCATATTTTACTTTTAATATACCTAATAGTAAATGTGAAGATTGTGGCTATATTACTAAGCATCCTATAGTAGAATGTCCTAAATGTCATAGTAAAAATATATCTCAATATACAAGGATAATTGGGTATTTAAGACCTATTAAACTATTTAGTGTGGATAGACAAATAGAAGCAGGAACTAGAGTATATAATAAAAATATTAATGTGTAAATAATGATTAAGATATTAAAATTTGAATCTGATAGTTGTCCTCAATGTAAAGCTTTATCTGCTACTTTAGAAAGAATTACTAAAGAATATAAAACAGATATGAAGAGTATTGATATTGAGGAAGACAATAATCAGGATTTAATAAGAAAATATAACATAAGAAGTATTCCTACTTTAATCTTTTTAAATGAAGACCAAGAATATAATAGACTTATAGGAAATCAATCTTATGCTACTATAAATAAAATAATTAATCATGATACAATCTAAAAGAATAGGTGTATTAGAATTTAGGGAGGCTAGTTATGTAGGTAACAAGCCTCCTTTTGTATCTTATGATATAGTTAAATGGTATCCTAATCTTTATTATGGTAAGGAAAATGAATACATAAAACTAAATCATGAATTTTATTGTTATCCTAAGAATACTGGTTGTAGAATACATAAGGATTTATTTAAAAGTAAAGAATTATGTATAGTATTAGCTACTTTTAGATATGATTATCAAGAAGAATGCTATAATTTTGAATTTATAGGAGACAGACCTCTACAATTAGATACTTGGGATAATTTTAAAGAGTTAGTTAAATATGGATTTGAGCAATTAAATCCTAAATGGTATGAATAATGAAGTATCAATATGCAAAAGTAACATTTCAAGAAATTCCTGATGAAATCACTTTATGTATTGCTATATCTGGATGTAAAGTTCATTGTAAAGACTGTAATCAGAAAAATCTTTGGAAAGATGAAGGTAAAGAATTAGATATAGAAGAATTAAATAGACTTATTAATAGTAATAAAGGTATTACTTGTATATGTTTTATGGGTAATGCTGAAAATATACCTATGTTATGGTCTTATATTAAGATGTCTAAGAATAATCTTAAAACAGCTATGTATGTAGGTACAGATATTATTAATATAATAAAAGATTATGGATATTTTCTCAATTTTTTAGATTATCTTAAAGTAGGTTCCTATATATCTAATTTAGGAGGTTTAGATTCAAAGACTACTAATCAGAGATTATATAGTCTTAAAGAAGTAAGAACAGAAGGAAAGTTTACAGATTATGAAACTGTCTTTACTGATATAACTTATAAATTACAGAAATGAGTATTAATATTTATTATGATATAGATTTTGAAGATTGGTTAATACAATCTTTTATTAAGGATAATCATCCTAAGTATAGAGATTATGTTGCTTTATGGTTTAGGAATTTAACTCTTGGACAAAAAGAAGGATTTAAAGCTCAATATGAAAGAGCTATGTATAATAGTTTAATATTTTAAATTAAAAAAGAATGAAATTAAAGATTAAAGTTAAGGAGATTACTGAAGGCTGTATGCCAGAAATTATTGAACAGGGTGATTGGATTGATTTAAAACTTGCAGAAGATGTAAGATTTACAGGTCCAGAAGTACAATCTAGAAAGATTAAATATCTTCCTCTAGGTATTGCTATGGAACTTCCTAAAGGATTTGAAGCTTATGTACTTCCTAGAAGTTCTACACCTAATAAGTGGAATATTGAACTTGCTAATTCCCAGGGAGTTATTGATGAGTCCTATAAGGGAAATAAGGATGAATGGAGATATATTGCTAAAGCATTTAAAGCTACAGAGATTCCAAAGGGTACTAGAATTTGTCAATTTAGGATTATGCCTAAGATGAATGCAGGTATTTTAACTAAGCTTAAATGGTTATTTAGTAATGGTGTAGAGCTTATTAAGGTAGATAATCTTAGTAATGATAATAGAGGGGGTATTGGTAGTACTAATTAAATGATTTATATTGGTATTGGGATTATTGTTCTTTTAGTAATTATGGGAGTGTATTATGTATACACTCTCTATACTAAAAGTAAAGATGTAATGTCTTTTAAACAATCAATGGAATTATGTGATATGCCAATAGTAACCTTTTATATTGGAGATAGGAAATTAAACTTTGTATTAGATACAGGCTGTATACAATCTATGCTTGATGCTGATATTATAGATAAATATAAATTAAATGTTTCCTATATTGGAAAAAACTTTGAAGTATGGGGAGCTAATGGTAAATGTTCTATAGATAAAATGGGTGTTTTAGGTCTTTATTATAATAATAAGAAATTTGAAGAAACATTTGTTTGTAGTAGTACAATTAAACATACATTTAGTTGGCTTAAGCAGAATAAAGGTGTAACAGTACATGGTTTATTAGGTTCTAATTTCTTTAATACATATAAATATATATTAGATTTTAATAAATTAGAATTTAAAAGATGATATGTTTAGTAACAGCTAATCAGCAATTATTTGAAAGTAATGT